ACGGCATACGGTACTTATCAGTATTCTAGCTGTGGTGTATACTGTTTAGACGGTGACACCCTGGTTACCATGGCAGACGGGTCTACTAAAAAGATCTCTGAGATAAAACAAGGAGATATGGTTTCTTCTAGAGACGTAGAGGGTATGCCGGATGAATCTCCAAACAAAGAACATCTTACCGTACAGCTCAGCTCTCTTAACTACACAGTAAGCACAGCGGTAGTAAGAGCTACTATGGCTACTACTGCAGAAGCTTACTTTAACATTAATAACGGGCTGCTGCTAGCTACCGATGCCCACGAACACTTTGTACTAAGAGAAGGTGTGTGGAGAATCATCCTGACGGTTAACTTACGGTTAGGTGATATCTTCTTAAAAGAAGACGGCAGCCTGGAACCTATTACATCTATAGAGTTAGTAAACGAGTCTAAGGACTTTTACAACATAGACGTAGAGAACCTGGATATGTATGTGGCTAACGGAATAGTTACCCACAACTCAAAAGGTACTACCAATCCTTGTAACACTTACTACTGGTATGCTGACGGAAGCTGTGGAGTTTACTATGTTGACCAGGGATATACGCCTTCTGCTTGTGGATGTTCTACTGATGTAACTATCAATTGGTACTTCCCTTACTACTTTACATGTTATCAGTCTGGTACATTTAGTGCTGCTGCTAGTGCTGTTGTAAATACCACTGTAACGGTAGATATTCAGTGGTATGGAGATCTGGGTGGTGTTGTTTATGGAACTGTACAAATATATAGTGGCACTGCATGTAACACCACTAGTGTTTACACCTATGGATCTGTGTATTGTGGTGGTGAAAACATTAGTTACAGTCAGGCTCAAATTAGTCCTTCTAGTTCTGGTGGTCAAAACTTTGTGTTGGGAACTTATGGATCTTCTGGATTCTCACCTTGTTAAAACTTATTAATTTTGTAATATGATAAACTACTATGTAAGACCTGACGGTGCTCACGTTAAGGTGAACACTGAAACCAAAGAAGTAACCCTAGCATTAAGTATTCCTGTACAGAAGACTTTGTCTTATATAAACAATCCGGAATACTATGATCGTATGGTCCTTGACCTGGATAAATGGCCAGTTTCAGATGAAGCTGCTTTTACAGCTGCTTTTAATGCAATCAAGGTAGTTCTTTTAGGGGAGTAAAACTTATCCACATATTGTAGAGTTATATTAGTTCTACATATATTTGTAGAAGTTTAAACTGACAATATCCCATGGAAAAAATCACACTTAAGTTGTTTGAGTTTTACAACCTGGAAGCAGAACTCAATGGACTCAGAAATCAACAGACTGGTGAGGTGATCTCAGCCGGTCTTCTCCAGGAGAAATTATCCCTCGTAACCAAGTACTGGCTCTCTGACCTGGCTAAAAAGGTAGCTTCTGAAAAAGCTACTGTAGAAGAGCTGAAGAATGACCTGATCAAGAAGCACGGTGTAGAAGATGAAAAGGGTGGTGTATCCATTCCTATGGTTATTGACGACCTGGATGCTGATGGTAACCCAATCGTGGACAAGGATTCAGAAGGTAACGAGATTACCCGTAAGAAGCTCAACCCCAAGTTCCAGGAGTTTGAGAAGGAGTTTAATGACTTGCTTCAAACTGAAAAAGAACTGGAATACAAGGCTATTAACCTCTCAGATTTTGAGAAGGTGGAGACCACTGAGAACTATTCTACGTTCTTTAAACTGGTAAAAGTGGATGCCGAGGTAGTACCTATGGCACCTGTAAAATAACCCAACCAGCCCATTTATAGGTAGACCACTCCTGGAAACAGGGGTGGTTTTTTGTTTTGGCAAGTTCTACAAAATTCAGTATATTATATTGTAGACTATCTAAAACTTAAACTCTTCATTTTATGGCTTTACGTATTTTGTCACAAATAGGTACTGATCAAGGTATTACATCAGAAGCCTATCTCCGTATCTCAGATTACAACCTGAGCAAAAACGGTTGTTCTGCTAACTTCCGTCTTCAACTTTTTATGAGTGAGGCTGATGCTAAACCTGTCCTAAAGACAATGCCTTACAATCCTGCTAACCCAGAAGCTAAATGTCAGCTGATTGGTGATAATCTATTTCACTCTTTCCAAAAGGAGATTGAAATTGATACTACTTGCGTACGCATGGTGCCTACACAAGTTCAGAAGGAAGAAACTATTATCATTAAAGATCCTGTTACAGGAGAAGAAACTACTACCACTCAGACTATCACTGTAACGGAGATGGTACAGGAAGAGTATCCTTGTAAGCAGAAAACCTTTGTGTGTGATTTAGCACCTGTAGAAGGTGTAGACATCTTTGCTTATGGATATGGTATCCTGAAGGAAAAGATGATCAGCATCTTTGGTGCTGAGAATGTGGTTGATTGCTAACCTATTGATATCCAATAACCTATGTTGCCTGTAAAATCTAATACTGTTGAGCAGGGTTGCTCTCCGGTTTCGTCAAATTGCGTAATATGGCAGGGGCCTAATATTCCCTGCATTAATCTTTGCACTGGTGACACCGTATCTGACGTAGTCTACAAGATGGCCCAAGACTTGTGCACTATTAAAACTGCATATGATCTTAAGGACGTAGACCTATCCTGCCTGGTCACTTTTTGCACCTCTGTTAATCCTGCTCCTACTACCAAAACTCTGCCAGCAGTATTGGATTTTATTGTCAAGAAGGTATGTTGCATTAACACCCGTGTCACAGCTTTAGAAGCTGGTGGTGGGGGTGGTGGAACGTCTACCTATACAGAGCCTACGTTGAATTTACCAACGTGCCTGCAATATACTGATCCAACTACTGGTCAAACGGTAACCCAGCTGATCCATAATCAGTATACATTGAGACTGGGTAACCAGTTCTGTACTTTGAAGGCCACTGTGGATAACCACACCAGCCAGATCAGTACTATTAACACCACTCTGAATACACATACCCAGCAGATCACAGCTTTGCAAAATGCAGCCGGTCCATCTGTTACTCCGGTGTGTGTACTTCCTGCCGTATCTACGCCTGTAGGTACAGTGCTTACAGCCCTGGAAACCCAGTATTGCCAGCTTAGAACCCAAGTGGGTAGCTCTGCTCAATTGACAGCAGCTATTGCCCAACAGTGTTCTAATCTTGGTGCTCTACCTGCCCTTAGCCAGGCTGGCAACATGAACAGTATTACAGGTTGGAATAACACATTAACCAATCTTGCACAGTCTTTCCAGAACCTTTGGATCACTGTATGTGACATGAGAAATGCCATCAATGATCTTAAGAAATGTTGTGGTGATGTAGACTGCTCTCAGTTTGTATTAGACTTCACTGTAGGTACTAATAACGACCGCACCCAGGTGACGCTTTTCTTTGCAGGTAAGACAGTTATCCCAACAGGATATGCAAACTGTACCGCCCAGGGATCTAAGGTGACTATTAAAGATTCAGCAGGTAAAGAATACACTGGTTACCTGGATCTGGTTGCTGCTCAAACTGATGTGGATGGTGTAACATTTGTAGTGACCGGTGCCAACCTTAATCCTTCATTAAACTACACTGTAACAGTTGAAGGCTGTGTTGTAAAAGATGGTAAGACATGTTCTAAGACAGTTAACAAAACTGCACAGGTACCATGTCCAACTATTATCATTCAGTCAGCAACTATTGGATAAAAATGTATGGCAAGTTTTACAGTAACGTGGAGTTCAGGGGGAGGAGTATACAAACAAGAGTTATTCCTTAAGCCTAAGTACAGCGGAAGCTGGTCTATGGTGGCCAGCCTGAACGGAACTGTAAACACATATACATTGCAAGGTCTTCAAGAGAATATCATCTACCTGTTTAAGGTTAAATCCTATTGTAATACAGGTACACCCAGTGAACTTAGTCCGATAGAGTTTATAAAGTTTAGTTGTCCTACGTTAACAGCAACAGGTGCTTGTGGAGGTGTAATAAACTTTTCTTTTCCTCAATCTGGCGGAGACGTTGATCTTTATGATGTAGTTCTTTATAATAGTCTTGGAGTGCAGCTTAGCACCCAGTCTGTTTCTCCTGCAGCTACTATAACAGGTAGTTTTACAGGATTGTCTGCAAGCACTACGTATAAGTTAAGAGTAGTGCCAAAGGCAGATACTCATTTAAAATCAGATTGTACCCAGGTAAGTACCACTACACTGCCACCGGCACCCACTGTAACAACTCATCCGCAATCTATAGCTGTTTGTGATGATGGACCAAACAGTACTATTACACTTACAGCAGGATTCAATAACGGAACAACATATTCCTGGTATAGAAACGGAGTGCTGATTACCAATGGTGGTAATTATTCCGGTGCCACTACTACCAGTTTAACAATATCAAATGCAGGATCCATTCTTGGAACATTTACCTGCAAAACTGTGAATGTTTGTGGAGAAGTGACAACCAACGGGGCTGTCATTACACCGCTTGCAGATACCAGTATTTCCACACAGCCTTCTGTAATCCCAACTTGTGTAACAGATCCGGTTACGCTTTCTGTAACAGCTGGAGGCGTAAGTCTCACTTATCAATGGGAAAAGAGTACAGATGGTGGATCTGCTTATAGTGATATTAGCGGGGCTACGAGTTCCACTTATACAGTGGCTGCCGGTACTGCCGTAGATGGTGACAGATATAGAGTGAAGGTAAACTCAACATGTGGACCTTTGATCACATCATCTGCAGCGGTTGTAGACACTGTAGTTACGCCTGTAATAGACACACACCCTGTTAACCAGGAAGCTTGTGCAGGTGTTAATGTCACATTCACTGTAGCTTACACTGCGGAAGATCCGACAGTAACAATCTGGCAGCAATATGTAGCTGGAATCTGGACTGATATATCCGGAGCCACAACAATAAGTTACACTACCAATGTTCTAGGAACATACCGGTTTAAGGTGGCTAATGCTTGTGGAACAGTATATTCAAATTCAGCAACATTAACAGAAGGCCAGCTTTCTATTACATCACACCCAAGTAGCCAGACTATTTGTGAAAATGGTACAGCTACATTTACGGTGGCAGCCAGCGGGGCAGGGTTGAGTTTTCAATGGCAGCAGTTAATATCAGGAACCTGGACAAACATTTCCGGTGCCACTTCTGCAACACTCACTCTTACATCTGTACCGTTGTCAAGTAATGGAAAACAATACAGAGCATCTGTAACAGGGGATTGTGGTACAGTGATCAGTAGTCCTGCTACCCTCACTGTAAACGATAGTTCTCCAATCTGGGTGAATAGAGACATTAGTCTTCACTGGGTTTGTGTTGGTGTGGATAAGCACTATCAGCAGATAGATACAAACACATGTTCTGTAACGTATAACCAGACACAGACAGGAAGTCTTTACGAGGCTAACAGTGTAGATTGTGGTTATGATCCTCCGAGCTGTAATCCTCCGGCAGTTCAGTCAGCATCTATTACATATATAGATCCTTGTAATTGTCCTCCGGGGTATGTAGCATCACCTGACTTATCAGAGTGTGTACAGGAAATAGAAACAGCAGCCACACCTCCTACAGCAAGTACGTTTGACAGAACACTTGTAGCTAAAACATTAGGAGCTTATACTAGTTTCCAGACAGCTGTTTTGACAGGTGGGTTTGATCCGGCAACAGGTGTACCAACAGGGGGAGTGGTAACAAACACCTCAGCCTGGTGGAAAAACACTACCGGAAACTTAGTAGACGGACCAATGAACAGATGTGCTGTATGGACAAACCTGACAGCATCCAATCAGAGAATAGGTTTTTCTATCTGTCTGAATACAACCCAGGATAAGACGTATTTGGTAGGTGTGGGTTGTGACAACTTTGCTTCTATAAAGGTGAATGGAACCACTGTACTAACACAAAGCCCTTCAGCTTTAGGACAGTATTGGGCTGCTAACCCTTCCAATCTTACACAGCCTTTTAACGTATGGCATATCTATCCAATATTTATACCTGCCGGAAATAACGTAATAGAAGTGAGTGGAAATAACGTGTCATCGGTAGCTGCAGTGGGTGTGGAGATATATGACGGAACTGCTGCACAAATACTAGCAGCTCAGTCTTATGCAGAACTTGGACAGCGTTTGGTGTTCTCTACAAAAGATATAGTGGGTACACAGGTGTTAAGTGGAACAGATGGTGTTGGATACACTTGTCCAGATAATACATATGTAATTAAAAGCTGTGGTTTAACAACCCCGGTTTGCTATAAAGTGACCACTACAACCTGCTCTGCTGCTTTACCCTAATAGTTAAAACTTAAAATATGTCTTGTAACAACTGTAACCCTTGTAATGATTGCCCTCCTCAGGTGAGCTATACACTTCCTCCATGTGTTGGAGGTGAACCTTGTGAAGAATTATCACAGGTTGACTGTGTAAGCTTTGTAGGGCCTAATCTTCCAGCATTGGGTGTAACCAATAATGACAGACTGGTAACTATCCTTACCAAGCTACATAAAGTACTTAATGGTGTAATTACTCCTGCAGTACCTATAGCTACATACACGGCAACCAATACAGGGACCGGAGCTAATATTCCACCTTTGGTTGTGACCTATCTTGGACTGGGTCCGGTTGTAAAAACTGGTGGTACTGGATCAGGAACTACTATTACCGTGGGATCTACCAGTGGTTTACAAGTGGGTATGACTGTTGAGGTGACATCAGGAACCGGAGCTTTTGCTGCCAATACCACTATTACAGCCATCCCTTCAGCCACTACATTCACAGTGTCTGCTGCTCCTACAACAGCACTTGTAAGTGGGGCTATAGTGACAGCCACTGGTAAAGAACACCAGATCTTCACCATTAACGTATTACCTAATGCACCGCAAACCTTTAAAGCTTTTGCAGCATCTCCTGTAAAACTTTCTGGTACCGGTACTATTTTATAAAAACCAAAACTTAAGTCATGGCCGTATTACCACCTAATGAGTATCCTTGTTCTAGTTACAAGACAATCACTATTATTCTACAGGCTCCTGATGTAGCTCCTGCAAATGGGTATTCAGTGAGATGGAGAGTGGTGGGGTCCACTATTTGGAACGACTATCCTGTACAGTATGGAACTACTATTTCCGTAATAGGTGTACCTGCTTGTTACAATATAGAAGTGGGTATTAAAGCCAATTGTGATGGCGGAGCTGGTACAGAGGTATTCACCCTGGTGCAGGGAACCAATTCCAACTGTTACGTATATACACTTAATGATAATACCATCTACTCATATACACCTTGTGGAGCTGATACTCCTGTAAGTATAGAAATGAACTCTTTAATGACCGGAGCTTCCAGACAAGTGTGTGCAAGAGAAGGTACTATTACAGGAGGTGGATTTACTCAGTCTGTTCTATGTACAGGATAAAATTTAAGATATGCCATATACACTCACTGTAAACTTTACACTTGCCAATCCTGATCCTGGTTCTTACCGGGTTAAGTTTTGGCCTACAGCTAACCCTGCTAATGTTACTACCCGACTGGTGAGTAACTCTCCTTTCCAGGAGTCTAATCTTCCAGGCTGTGCTTATACAGGTACAGTGGAAGCATCATGTGGTGGTGGTCAATATTCATCAGCACAAAGCTTTTCTGTAGTGTGTCCAACGGTTTACTACTATTACGCAATAAGTAAGTTTGATTGTGCCAATAACTGTGCACAGGTGGGTGGCTCAGGCAGTCTGGTGGGTAGATCTACCACACAGCTTTCTACTACCAGCGGTGTTTATTACAAGGTGGGTGGTTTTACATACCAGGTGGTAAATGAAATTTTACCTGCTCCTTCTACATTTGATGTGGATTTGAACACTGCCACTACATCTGATATCAGTTGTACTACAGCTTGTGGAAACACTCCTTCTCCTTCTAGTTTCACTATAACTAACATGACAAGTAATGTTGTTAGTTTGACAGATTTTAATCCTGCATGGTTTACCATTGATACGGGTACACCTAGTAATTTAAGTGCCGGAGCTTCAGCTGCAGGTACTCATAGTGGTTACACTGGAAACTGGAGCATCACTGTAGGAAGTAATATTAACGGATGTTTGGTACTCAGAAAAAATGAAGGGGAGCTTATCACTAGCATTGCCATCACTAATGCGGGTATCTACACTTTCCAAAACTTATCAATTCTAAGTACTGATGAAGTGGTGCTTGAGATTACTAACTCTTGCCCATAAAATATATTAAAAGTCAGCGGTTTTGTTGGTTTCCGATCTGACATAACAAAGCCCCTTCATTTCTATGCGGGGGCTTAATTTTTTATAAACTGTTTATAAAAGGTGTACAAGTTGTAGAATAGTTCTACACATTAAAGTTTAGCTTTATACACCATATACTAATCCTCACCCTTATGAACCTAATCTCACAGGTATATGGCTCACTCAAGTGGAAGAAAACTGATGAGTGGTGTGCTACAAAACTAGGTATTTCTTTGCAAAAATACCAGGAAATCAAGAAACAAATTCTACAAACTAAAGAGCTTCTTAGCCGGGAGCTGGATAATTCTGTAGTGGATATTGCTGGCAAGCGGATGCTTGACCTGATTGGAGAGGAGCAGATAAAGAACGAGTATATATCAGACCTGGAAGACAGGCTGATGGAAGTGATCCAGCAGAATAAAGAGAAGGTGATTGAGTTTAAAGAAGACCTGGATGCTGGCACCGCTGAGATTAAAGGTGTGGCATTTGCAGAACCCAAGAGTCCGGAGGAGATCATCCGTATTCTAAAGATAGATACAGCTAAGTGGAAGCTATCCACGTATTGGAATAAAGAACATAACGGATACTGGCTGGTATCCGCTATGGTGAGCCAGGTGAAACCTGAGCCCCAGGACTTCCTGAAAGAGACCATAGAAAACTTTAAGCCTGCCTACACTCCGGTAAAGGAAGTGCACATTAACCAGAAGTTTGAGAACGCAAGTGTGGCCGTTCTTTCTGTACAAGACTTACACTTTGGTAAAGAAGGAAACACCGGTGTTGTAGAAGACTTTAAAAAAGCCATAACTAACCTTACCCTTAGAGCATACATGAGCCACCGGCTGGATAAGATCATCTATGTCTTTGGTGGAGATCTGCTCAACATGGACACGTTCCAGGGACAGACCACCAAGGGCACTCCGGTGGATAATGACATGAGAGCCCAGGATGCATACAACCAGGCATTTGATGCTCTGTATTGGTCAGTGAATTATCTTAAGCAGTTCTGTGAAACTTTAGAAGTGGTATACCTCCCTGGTAACCATGACCGTCTTTCTTCCTATCACCTGGCACACGCTCTTTCTAAGTGTTTCCAGGATCCTAATATTCTATTTGACGTAGCTTATGCTGAACGTAAGGTGAAAACCTTTGGTCACAACTTCTTTGGTTTTGAACACGGTGACGTGACCAAAAAGTGGACACCGCTGGTATATGCTACAGAGTTCCCAATAGACTGGGGATCTACACAATACAGAACCTGTTACACAGGTCACTTCCATTCTAAGAAGACCACCGAGTATGTAACGGACAACGAGATCCACGGGTTTGCCATCAAGCATCTACCCAGTCTTTCCAAGAGTGATTACTGGCACTACCACAATAAGTTCACAGGTGCTAAGCGTCAGGCAGTTATGGAGATCCATGGCTGGGCAGAAGGCAAGATCTCTGAGTTTACATACAATGCGTAAACTCTACAAGTTTAGTTTTAAACTCTCATTGTTTTTCAGTAAATTATTAATGTAGAACTTGTGGCCACACCCTATAAAAAACCAGACCTAAACGCTCCCAGGTACAGACCTAAGAAACTGAATCTTACCAATAACCAGGTGTATGAACAGTTTATTACGGATCACCCCAAGTTTAAAGGATTGACAGTTTCTCAGTTTAAAGAAGTGATCAAAACTTTTAACGGTAAGATATGGGAAACGGTGATTGCAAACAGGGACGGTGTAGAACTGCCCGAACAGCTTGGGTATATTTTTATAGGTACATGCCCTCGTAAACATGGAGACAACCCGGACAGGGTGAAGTCTATACAATACGGGGTGAAGGTTCAGAACCAGAACTGGGAGTCTGACCAGTATGTAGCCAAAATCTTCTATACAAACTTTGAAACTAAATACCGGTTTAAACACCACGAGATGTGGGGCTTTTCCGGTGTACGTGACTTTAAGAGAACAGTAGCTAAGACATACCCGCAAGAGTGGAAGAAGTATGTACAGGTGGATAACCTGGTAAAAGTGAGCCTGTTATTCAGAAAGCAGAAGTTCAAAGACTTTAAAAAACAAGAGACTGCTCAGCTCCTGGAGGAGTATGATGAGTTTAATCTAGACTAACCTATGAAGACCACTATTGGAGATGTCATCTCAAGAATCCGTTCCCAGGTGAAGGCAGTGAGGCAAGATGCTTTACTGACTGACCGGGTTATTTATTCTTTTGTAAACAAGCACGCCAAGTGGTTAATGAAGCGTGAGGACTCCCGTAATAAGCTCATGGCTTTTTCCGGGGTGATCCAAACACTTGACCTGGTTGAACTGATAGAAGTGGATAAGGTGGAAGCTTGTTGTACAGGAATAAAATCTGATTGTACTATCAAACGTACAGAAAAGAAGATGCCCATATTCATGCAAGGATACTGGGGACCGCTCATCCGTACTGTGTCTTCTCTTGACGGCTCTGAAGAACTGCAACCCACTACACCTAGTCAGTATGTGGCAATGTCTAAGAGTAAAAACTTCAAGTATAACAAGACTAAATACTACTGGTACCTGGATGACTACATCTACTTCCCCAATCTTGAATGGGAAGCTGTACGTATAGAGGGAATCTTTGAAGATGATATTTCAGACTTCACCTGTGAAGAAGACAGCTGCATGGTGCGTTCTGACCAGAGTTTTAATGTACCAGACTATCTGCTTGGTGAAATAGAATCCCAGGTGTTTAAAGACCTGGCGGGAATGTACCAGATGCCAACAGATCTACCTAATGATAAACAAAGTGCCAGCCGTTAATAACCTATGAAAACTGAACCAAAATACAGGACGTTTGATGAGCTGCTTAACGAGGTGGCTACAGACTTTGTTCAATATAACAATGAGGGTATGATTGAACCTGGCCAACTTATTAAGGTGGCTCAGCGTGTTAATTATGATCTCGGCTTGCGTATTCATGGTACAAAGGAAAAGATACTGGATATAGAGAAATCCAAGACCAGACTTCCGGATGACTTCTATGTACTTAACTATGCGTTTTTGTGTGGTAAGTATACTGTCAACCAGCCTATTTTATCAGGACGTCAAACAGAAAACATTATTCTTTCTTCTGATCTGTGTAAGAAATGTGGTGCTCCGGATCCTGAGTGCACTTGTGAAAAGACTTACACTGTAGAATGTAAAACAGGAGAAAATATTTATGTACAGGTGGTAGAGAAACGTGGTCTTGAAACCAAGACTTATGAAACATTTGACCGTGTGCATATCAGTTCATCCACTGGTAAAAAAGATGCCCTGGATAACAGCGGTCGTAACGGATACATCAAGAATGGTTTTATCTACACAGACTTTGCTCAAGGTAAGCTGTACATTTCTTACCAGGGTGCTTTAGAAGATGAAGACGGTAATCTACTTGTACTGGATCATCCAATGATCAATGAGTATTATGAGTATGCCATTAAACAACGCATACTTGAAAACCTATATATGAATGGGGAAGATGTAGCCCAGAAGATGCAGCTGGTTGAACAGCGTCTGCGTGCTGCTCGTAATAATGCTCTCACTATTGTTAACACTCCAGACTTTGCTGAAATGAAGCAGCTCTGGGAAACCAACCGTAAAGCAATGTATGGAAAATACTATTCAATGTTCAAGTCAGAGTACGGCTGGTAAACCGGTGAAGGTTCAGACTACCGTCCAGCTGCCCATGTACAATTGCAAGATTGTAATGAGCGTGGTGGACAATGTACGTCAGGAAACAGTTAAGCTGTATAAGAAATATAAGATTAAAGAAGAGATGGATGATGATGAGCTGGAAGGTGTACTGGTAATGCCTAGCATAGAAGTGTATTATCTGATGGTGAGTCACCAGTTTTTGACCCATAACACAATAGCTCATGAGATCTTCCATGCTGCTGTAAGAATTACGGAACACAGGGGGATTACAGATGAAGAAGCTCAAGCCTGGCTTGCTGGACATCTCACCGGACAACTGTACAAATTTTTAGACAAGAAGAAGCTTACTATAAAACATGGCTGAACAACAACAAAATCCGGGTGCTGTAAGTAATTCCTTTACTAAAGGAATGGCAAAGGACTACAATGACACCTTTATTGGAGAGGGGTTGTGGAGTCATGCCCGTAATGCTGTTAACAATTCTCATGATGGCCAGGTGGGGGTGATTGGTAATGAACCAGCTAACCTACACTGTGTTACACTTCCTTATACACTTATTGGTGCTGTACTTCTTACAGATGATCGTTGGGCTATATTTACTACCAATGACGTAGACTCAGAGATAGGCATCTTTGATGAATCTCAGTGTACGTATACAAAGGTGGTTAATGATAAGTGTCTTAATTTCAAAAGAACCCATCTTATTTCTGGTATCAGCCGCAGACGTTATGACTGTGAACGTCCTGTATATTGGGTGGATGGTTTAAACCCAGACAGGTTTATTGACCTGGATAATCCTCCTTTTAAATACACCGAGAAGATAGTTGATGGTTGTATACAGAGAACCTTTACAAACGAGCTGGATTGTGAGCGTCTGCGTTTAGCATCTTATATCAAGCATCCTTGCCTGCAACTTGTAAAAGGAAAGGTGGCCGGAAGTTTACTGAATGGTTCCTACCAGGTAGCTATTGCTTACACGATCAACGGATCAAGGGTAAGTGACTACATTGGTTTATCTGAAGTGCAGTCTGTATTTACGCACGAGAATAATAACTCATCTCTGGAGCTTAAGATTACAGAGATAGACAAGACATTTGACACCTTTGACCTGGTTCTTCTTGCCAGGGTGAATGAGCAGACCTTTGCTCGTAAGATTGGAGAATATTCCACAGCTCAGGGAACTATCTATATAGACAGGATAGACTTTGAATCTCCCACTATTCCTATACAGAATATTGTTTTCCGTAGTGAACCTATTGAGAAAAGTGATGCCATCTACTCTGTAAATGATTATGCATTACGTGTAGGTACTCATAGCAAGTTTAAGTTCAACTACCAGAAACAGGCCAATGAGATTGTAGCCAAGTGGGCTGCAGTTCAGTATCCTTCTAACTATTATGTAAAGGGTGGAAATAACACCGGATACTTAAGAGATGAGCAGTATCCTTTCTTTATACGTTTTGTATACAACACTGGTGAACGTTCTGAGTCCTATCATATTCCAGGTAGACCTGCAGTGGCATCTGAACTAATAGATGTTGCAGGCGGGGATGCTTTTGAAACAGCTGATGGTATCCAGGTAAAACGCTGGCAGGTGGAAAATACAGCTTCTGTAACATCCACTACGGTATCAACACTACCTGATGGAGGTAGAGTGATAGCCAGTGGTCAGATGGGGTACTGGGAATCTACAGAACTATATCCTCCGGATAAACCTAACATCTGGGGTAATCTCTGCGGTAAGCCTATACGTCATCATAAATTCCCGGATGTAACTATCCAGGGAGGTAGTGTAGTGAATCACTTTAACAGTGATGGAACTAACATTGTCATTCTAGGTGTACAGTTTGAGAACATTACAGCTCCGTTAGATAACAATGGAAACCCTATTGCTTCTATAGTGGGGTATGAGATCCTTAGGGGATCACGTCAGGGACAAAAGTCCATTCTGGCTAAGGGTATGTTTAACAACATGCGTGAGTATGATATTCCTGGTAACACCACCCTTAAAGGACTTTACCAGAACTATCCTTACAATGACCTGAGTCCTGATCATTATCTTTCTACAAGAAGAAGACTAAGCGGATCCGGTGTAGTAAATGTAGATCAAAGTAACTCTCCTAAACTAACAGGATTTAAACGTAATATATTTTCTTTCCATAGTCCAGAGGTAACCTTTACCAATCCATTCTTAAACATGGATGAGGTGAAGATCTATGAAGAAGTTCATGGTACTTCCAGGGGACAGTTTGAAATTCCTTTCAGACACCCGAGATTTAAAGTGGCTAGTAACATAGTGGACATTATCACTAAGGTTTCTAGTGCAATGAGTGCTGTAGCAAAGGTGGGTAAGGGCGTGAAGATAGCAGCTACAGAAGATGTACCTATTGAACTGTCCTATGGTCCTATTGGTAAGCCTCCTGCGTTCCCTTCTGCAGCCGGTGGTAACGTATCTGGTACCATCATGACCATTGCAGCCTGGGCTAAGTATGCTGTTGATCTTGCCCTGTGGGTAAATGAAGTGGCCACTGTTGTAGCACTGGCTAAAGCTATTGCAGATGTAGAAAGAGAAAAGCTTTATGAGATTTTCAGAATACTGATTCCTAAACGTCAGTACGCTGCACAGTTTAACTCACATGGTTTTTATAACCAGTTTAGAGTTTCTACAGCTGGTAACCGTAGAAGAAAGGTTGTGGATGCAGGATATGTTTCCGGATCCAACATTCAATATTTTAACAATAAGTACCAGGTAAATAATATACATAGAAGTAGTGGTTTAGTAATAGAGGTGGGTGCTGATATTGCAGATCCCACTATAGTAGATAACAGCCGTACAACTATTGGAGAAAGTGGAAAAGGATTATATGATCCATTTGATAGAACCATATCATCTCACTATGGTGGATTGAAAATAACTTTTCCATCCCAGTATGGACAGTTGGATACTATCAAACAGATTCCTATTTCCTACTGTACATTACCACTCACTCCGGATAAAACCAAGAAGTTTTCTACCGGTGTATTGTTTGGTGGAGACATCTACATCAACCGTTTTACAGAAAAGAACTCTATGTTCTTCTTTACAAACTGGTTAATGGGTGAGCCGGATGAGTATGAGTTTGATTACACTGAATACATCAATGTTCCCTACCCAAGATTCTGGATACACAACACACAATATCATAGTGAGTTCTTATCTGTACCTAGTCAGTTTAGGGCACTGGATGCAAATGACGGACTAAATCTTTTCAGTGTTAAGAAAGGATACTTCTATTTATTTAACTCAGGTGTGCGTGACTTCTTTGTAGAGAGTGAGATTAATTTGGCATTCCGTGATTGGGAAGATGATTTTTCAAGACGTCACTACGATCCGGAGCGTTACACAGATCTGAATATGATGTTCCGTTCTGATATCATCAAGAGCGGAAACTACTATAAGTATGACTACTCTTTAAGTGTAGCTAAATTATTTAACTCCCAGATCACCTGGGGTGAATTACTGCCCAGGGATTACGATCCACTGGTTGCAGCCAGCTGTTACACCTATCGTCCTAATAGGGTGATCTATTCTTTACAGCAGCAGGATAACTCTAAGGATGATAACTGGAGAGTATACCTGTCTAATAACTACCGTGACTTCCCTAATAAGGTGACAGTCATAAAGTCTATTAACGCCACCGGTGCATTGTTCATGATGAAAGACCGTAGCCCAAGATTATTCATGGGTGAGGAGCAGCTAAAGATGGACGGAACAGGGGCAGTGATCACTATAGGTGACGGTAACCTGTTTAACCAAAATGGTCAGCTTAGGGAGATTGTCAATGCAGACAGATCTTATGAATATGGATCTTGCCAGAGCAGATTTGGTCATTTAGGAAACGTCTATGGTGTTTTCTGGGTTAGCCAGGATCAGGGTAAGATTTTCCAATATGCCGGACAGATCAATGAGATCAGCCGGGATGGTATGAAATACTGGTTTGCTAAATACCTGCCAAGTGAACTCTTGAAGGTGTACCCGGATTATCCTCTATATGATAATCCTGTAGCCGGTGTTGGTGTACAGATGACCTATGATAATACCAATGAGATCATCTATGTAACCAAGAGAGACTTTAAGCCAAAGATGAAAGACCTGGCCTATGATAGTGGCGGGTTCTATAAGCTTATCAATGGTGTAAAGACTTATTATCCATTTACAGATAGCAATGCTTGGGAGAATGCCAGCTGGACAATGAGCTATGATCCAAAGAGTAAAACCTGGATCAGTTTTCATGACTGGAAACCTACGTTCCTGATTCCTGGTAAGAATCACTTCATGAGTGTAAACAACACTTCTATATGGAAGCATAACTCACGTTGTGATCTGTTCTGTAACTTCTATGGTGTAGATTATCCATTTGAGGTGGAGTTTATTTCCGCTACCGGTCAGCAGGTAACCTCTCTTAGAAACGTAGAGTATTTATTAGAGGCATATAGATATTATAATTCCTGTGCGGATAAGTTCCATATCCTGGATCAGAACTTTGACCAGGCTATGGTTTATAACTCAGAGCAGGTGTCTGGACTCCTGGAGCTAAACTTAAAGGATAAGTCCAATCCGCTCACCATGTTAAACTTCCCGCAGGTAGGCCCGCAATCTATTAAGATACAGTTCTCTAAAGAAGAACAGAAGTATAGATTCAACCAGTTCTGGGATATTACTAAAGACCGTGGTGAATTTAACGGTACATCTATACCAATGATGGTAACCAGTCCAAACGGATATGAATGGCAGATTAACCCTCAATACGTAAACTATCAGAAACCTCCATTGGAACGTAAGAAGTTCCGTCATAACGTAAACCGTGTGTTATTACGTAGACTGAAAAGTGGAGATGTCAAACTGTTATTTAAACTATCTAATCAGAAACTTCTTCAATCTCCTAGATAATGACGCACAACGGAAAACTACTTACGCAGATTATGAACAACCTTGATAAACCAAGGAAGGTTCGTACACCTAAAAATCAGTGGCAGACCCCTGGTCAGGTTACAGATATCAACTCACGCTTCATCACAATGCAGGGGGTAGGGTTTGATGCTATTGGTATTTCTCCGGATGGTACACAGCAGTATATGAAACGTGGTGGAAACTATGTATTTCCTACAGGCCCTGTAACAGAAATTCCTTTACTGGGTAAGGCAAGAATGGGAGGGCAGCTTCCAAAGTTTCAACCAGGTGGTGAAGAAGCAGATGGAGGTGGTACCAAGTCTAAGTGTGGTATTACAAGAGCTTATGCTAAAGAAGATATTGCTATAGCAAAAGAGAATGCTAAAGAATACAGACTGGCAGATAAAGAGATTGCTAGAGAAAAGAAAGAACTTGCTAAATATCATAGTGACCAATATAAGAACTACATCAACCCTTATGTTGACCAGTATGAAGAGAAGATGGATCGTAAAGCACGTCAGCAGTTTGATAGTGATTTTACTGCTTTTCAGCAAGCTAATCCAAACTTGTTTGTACAAGATGACACAGGGCTCACTCCTCAGCAGAAGTATGCAGTGGCAATGAAGATGTACAGTAGATCTAAGTATGCAGCTAAAGTTCCTGAGGCTGTTTATGGTGCTCCGTTTAACAAACGTTTTAATATAGATCCTAATAAAGTAACTCCTCAACAAGTTATGGAAAGTATAAACAGTTATGGCTGGCAGCCTTATTTAGACTGGTGGCAGAGTGGTAAGCAAGTAATGCAAGAATATGGTGGAGAGATGATCCGTAGAGCTGATGGCTCATATTCTCGTAGAGGACTATGGGATAATATACGTGCCAACCGTGGATCCGGAAAAAAGCCTACTAAAGAAATGCTAGAACAAGAACGCAAAATAAAAGCTAAAGAAATGAAAAACGGTGGAACCAACAACCCTGGCTTCCAGGCTTTGCCTGATTATGTTCAGGCTAAGATTTTATCTAACATGGGATTTGGTGGCCCAGCTATTCCTTTTTCTCCGGAGTTTTATAACCAGTTAGAAAAAGAGTATAACCAGTTTTACAATCCAAAGGTTCCAAATCGTCCACATAGTGATGATGGGTATGATGATTTTTACAGTCATAAAACTGCTGGTTTACCTAAGGTTCAAACTTCTATGGGACCAGGCTGGGTAATAAGAAATGAAGATGTAGAGCAGTTTGTAGAAGGAGAGAAGGGGTTACCTATGCCTAAACGTGTAGAGAAGAAAAAGGGAACTAAAACTTTTGTAGATGATTACAAGACTATGAATGATAGCCCGCTGAAACAACAGTATGGTGATATGATCAGAAATATTGTAATGGATAGATTTCGTTCTAAAGCTCCTGTAGAACAGGCAATGGGAATGTTTCAAGATGGTGGTGAACCAGATGGATCTATGGCTTTGGGTCAGATTGATGCTGCTATTGATAAGCTGCAGAAGTTAAGAAAGTTTATCCAGCCAGAGTCAGATCTTGAACCATGGGTGAGCTCAAAGCTTACCATGATGGATCACTTCAGTGATGCTGTATCTGATTACATGACTTATAATCCTGAAGCTAAAGGTGAGATGGCCCAGATGAAAAACGGTGGTGGTATTCCTCAGCGTTACAAGAACATGGGCTTTACCAAAGTGGGTGTTAAGAAGAATAGTACACGTCCTGGTAAAAAGTGGATGGTGTTAGCTAAGAAAGGATCTCAATATAAAGTGGTGCATGGTGGTTATGATGGGATGAAAGATTTTTCTCAGCACGGATCTGAGAAACGTAAAGACAAGTTCTGGAGCCGCATGGGTGGTAAGAACTCTGCAAAAGCTAAAGATCCATTTAGCCCACTATACTGGCACAAGAAGTTTGGTACATGGCAAGATGGTGGAGACACTAGCCAACAACCTACAGCAGAAGAAATAGTACAAGCATATTCTGAGTTTTCAGGAATGTCTGTAGAAGAAATAATGGGAGAGTTCCAGGGTAAGAATGAGCAAGAGCAGCAAGAGCTGTTAATGCAGATGTACCAGGAATTAATGGAGCAACAAGAGCAGGATGAAATGCCAGAGTTTGAAGCTCCGGAAGAAGAGGAAGAAGAATACATTCAAGAGGAAACACCTGAAGAGGAAGAAGTTGCAGAAGAAGTAGAGGATGATCTAGAAGAGGAAGAAGCTGCTTATGATGTTATGTATAGAAAAGGTGGGTATATAGGATATGACGGAAAGCGTCATGTTTCTAAAACACCTACTTGGTCTGGTGTAGCTGGTTATGCCATGGGTGGATATATTCCTGAAATGGCGTATGGTGGCTACTGTTATGAGTGTGGCGGTGCTGTATATAAAAACGGGGGATCCACTGCATCTTATAACGTAGGAGCAGAGATGGAAGTCACTCCGGAGCAAGCCAGAGAACTGCAACGTTTAGGTTACAAATTTGACATAGTATAATCTTATGAAAATACGTATTAAAAAAACTCCACTTCCTAAAGCCCAGTATGGTATAGAATGTCCTGAAGGATTTGTTCGGGATGAAAATGGCATCTGTGTACCAGAAGGACCTCAGAAGTTTAATGTAAATCCTCTGTTAAGTAGTCAACCTTTTAAAGAAGACCAACCTGTTAATAGTCCTCTTAACATGCGTGCCTACTATGATCCTAATACAGGATTGATAGAAAGTCCGTTTGGTGTAGTGACACAAGAAGACACTCAGATGATTGGCTTTACTGATGACAGGGCTAAGAACTTCTTACAGCAACCTGCAAAGAAGGTGGGATTCTTTGATAAGCCTGCTGTAAAGGCAGCGTTTAATCTAAATGACGCCTTTTCTACATTGACCACTGTAGCATTACCTATTGCTAAATACTTTGATAATAAACAGAAGATCAGGGATGCTAAGCAGAAACAGATTGAAGCTCGTTTTAATACACTCAATCCAGCTCCTAAGTTCCGTGGAAACTTTAATGACCAGGGATTGTTCAGACCTCAATTAAGAGGTGTGAATGAGGGAATGTTTGGCAATAACTTTAATGCTCCTATCATGGGTGAATATGGTGGTGAGCTTTCAACCAATAATGCTATGAAAATACGTATCACTCAGGCTCCCAAAATGGAATATGGCGGGCAGTCTAATTATGGTTTGGATATAGGTAGAAGAAAGGTGTATACAGATATGCCTGATACCACGTCTGAAGGATCTAAAAGCTCTATGAGCCAATTATCCAATCCAGATGAACCATATATTCTAGAAGCAGAAGGTGGTGAAACTATCTGGCGTCCAGATGGTACCCATTTTAATATTACTGGTGATAGACATCATAGTGGTGGTGAAAAGCTTACAGCTGAACAGGCTCCGGAAGGATCATTCATCTTTTCTGATACAAAGAAGATGGCTATTAAGGATCCTCAGATCCTGGCTCACTTTGGTGTGTCCTATAAGAAAGGTGGTGTTACTCCTGCAGCTATTGCTAAGAGATTTCCTCTTAATGATTTTATGGCTCGTTTACAAGACAAGACCAGGGAGAGTGATAGTATAGGAATGAAGTCTGATGAACTGAGTGTAAAAAAGAATATGAGGTATTTGGCAGAGCTTGCTGCTGTACAGGAAGGTATGAAAGGTGAACCTATGCCAATGATGAGTAAAGCTGTTTTAGAACAAGCTCAGATGCAGCAGGCAGCTTTTGGTGGATATGTAATGCCACAATTCCAGGGTAGCAAAGGATCTAGTCAGGTGGATAGAACCAAGATAATGAAACGTACTTACCAACCTGAATTTAGAAAAACCGTGCTGGATCCTAAAAATCCTAAGGATTATGATATCATCTATCCTGCAGGATTTGATGATGACATGCCTGATCTGCAAACAGAACATGATGACAAACGTGTGTTTGGTAAGAAAGACTGGACTAATCCAGAGTTAATGGCAGACTTTAGAAAAAGGTTTCCTGATTTCTTTCAAAAGAATCCTAACTGGGATCCTACTAAGCCAGGAGATACTAAAAAGTTCCAACAGTATTATAACCAGAATCATGATCCATCCTATTTCAGTGGTGCTGGTGGATATGGTATTGATGATAAGTTTGGTCAACACACATGGAGTGCTCCGGCATGGAATAAAAAGCCAAAAGCTGTTGACCCACAATATATATGTAATGATAAAGGAGAGATTGTTCCTGTAGCTTCTGGTGGTTATAAGACTGTTGAAGAAGCTCGTCAGAACTGTCCTCAGAAGAAGAAAACCGGACCTAAGTATGTATGCGTTGACGGTAAGGTGATAGAGTCTCCAAGTGGTGTAGGTTATGATTCTGCAGAAGAAGCAGGTATCAACTGTACTTCTAACAAACAGAAAGAACCTCCATTTGAGTGGTTAGCTCCGGATAAGATGAACCTGGGATGGAAAGCCCAAAATCTTATTCCAAATATATACATGCCCACTATGTATCAATTACCAAGAAGACAAGCTCCGTTGGCTCTTGATGATTGGTTTGCAGCAGCACAGAACAGACAAGCTGGATACAACACCGCTATGGATACAGCAGCCCGTACAAACCAGAGCCAGGCGGTAGGTTCATTCCTTGCTGGTTTGGTTGGTGCTCAGGATGCTACAGATATAGCTAGAGTGAACTCAGCTAACCTGGATCGTGCAGAACGCAGACAGATGGCTGATATGGAAGCTGATTTCAGAACTGATGTATTTAACCTGGGTCAGAGACAAGAGTATGACAAAGGAATTGCAGTGGCTCAGCAGCAGTATGATAATGCTCGTCTGCAAAGAGGTGATGCATTTGTACAGGCGTTTGCTGATGGCTGGCAGAATGCAGGAGACTTGTATGACATTAACATGCGTGATCCATACTTCTATCGTGATCCTAGAAGCAATAAAACCATCTTTAAAGGAGCTGCAGGTAATGTATTTTCCGGAGGAGCATCTCCTGGTTACGGTACTAACGGAGCCGGTGGTCTTGAGTCATTAGGTGCTACTGCTAATTCTCTGTATAAGAAATACTATGATAGTCTTTCAGATATAAAGGATGAGAAAGAAAGATCTAGCATGGCAAAGAGTTTAGTAACAAATGCTATCAATAGTTCTCGTCAGACTAGCACTCAATCATATGATGCTAACGGTATGCCGAGATCATCTAACAAAAGAAGTTTACGTTTTAACTACTCAGGAAACAGTGAGTAAACCTGTTAAGTTTAGTTTTAAACTTAGGAGATTTTAGTTTATATTATATATGTAGTATCCTATGGCAACATTTATACCTGGCATTACAGATGCAATACCATCAAGGCTGAATTTCAAACCGGATTGGAACCGGGTTGAGAGAGGTCTTATGCTCAGAAGTGCAGCATATCAGGAAGGAGCACGTCAAGTGAAATCTCTCTATGATTCTGTATTCCAGTCCCCCATGCTCAGAGATGGAAACATTCAGAGACGTGATGCCTATTTAAAACAGATATCAGAAGGGTTGAAAAATGTAAGTGCCCTGGATCTATCTATTCTTTCCAATCAGCAGAGTGCTATGCAGCTGTTTGATCCTTTGCAGAATGATAAGGCCATCATGAAAGACATTGTATGGACTAAAGGTTATCTGCAGGCGTCTAATGAAGCTGAGCGTTTACGTACATCTTCTGATCCAACACAAAGACGTCAATACTGGGACACCGGTATGAAGTATTTACAATACCAGGCTGAAGATTTTGCCAAGGCTGATGACGACACTGCGTTGTCTATGAGTAAGGCTAAATATGTACCTAACGTGGATCTTGTATCTCTTGCAGATAAGATGTACAAAGACATGGGTATTAGTGTACAGGAAGATGTCATCAATGGTGGTTACATCTGGACTAAAAAGAATGGTGATATAGCGGTTCCTCTTACACAAAGTATGGTGAATAACCTGTTTAGTCAGGATCCTGCTGTACAGGACATGTTAAGAGTGAAGGCTGTTGTTATGCGTAAAGACTTTATCAAGCAGAATGCTGCCAAATACGGAAGTGAGGAAGCTGCTGAAAAAGTGTACATCAATGATATTCTAAAGACCGTTGGTGTAAAACAACAGGAACAAGTTGCAAAGGATTCAGATGAGGTGAAAGACTTAAGGGCTCGTAAAGAGTCATGGAATAAAGTGATTACGGAAAGAGGTATTATACCAGGTAGTGATGAGCACAAGAGATATTTAGAGGACATTGGTAAGCTGGAAGCTGCTGAGTCTGCTGCAAAGAATAGCAGAGACCAGGCAGCTATTTTCACTACCATGAACCCGGATGATAATAATGATTTAAGGGCTGCCGCTGATCAGGCTGTTGTAATGGCCAACTATATAGCAGAAACCAACCGTGTAGCTACGTTACTTGCTTATAAGAATACAAGCGTATCTGCTAAAACGGATCCTGTGTATATGGCTAAACTGAACAGTCAGCTAAGTCTGAACCGTTCTTTAGTGTTAGAGAACGTACGTCAGATGAATAAGATAGCATTTATGGATGAGCAACTTAAACGTGGTATCACTCCTGGTGCCAAAGGTGGAAAGACTGATCCTAAGAAAGCAGAAAATAATGCTACCAATAATCTATGGGGTCCATATGTAAACCCCGGTGCTACTAACAGTACAACCAATCCTTGGAATTTTAATATAACACCAGGATCTAATACGGGTGCGTCTAACAGTGGTGGACAAACTGCATCTGACCCTGTGCGTTCAGAAACCTTGGATCTTCTTAACGGTCAGTAATAATCAAAGATATTTTGATGGAAACTATGCAAAATTTTGAACAGACAGAACAACAAGGACCACCAGCTGGGTTAACCAATCCAGGCGGGACCGTTGTTGATAAGAAGAAACCTGTCTATGATGTTAATAGAGGATTTGTGCAGGAGAGAGCTGGTTTATATACTAAGAATCTAACAGATTTTGTACAAACAGCTTTTCAAGTTTCTAACACTCTTCCTAAGGTAAATGGTAAAACTATACAGAGTATAGACCAGTTGCCAGCTTTGATTGAGAAGCATGGTGATGATTTATATAAACAAGCTAAATCTGTCCTTAGTAATCCGGATCTTACTGATGAAGACGCTGAACGTCTTGTAGTAAGACAAAAACTGGTTGATGATTCTTTTGGTCAGCTTGCTCAGGCTAACAAAGTCATTAATGAGGACATGCTTAATTCTGCTAAAACTTTAGAAACCAAAACTAAAAACAGAGAAAAAGGTAAATCAGACGGTTATTATACTATACTCTTTACGTCAGATGGAAGACTTAAGGGTAAGACACAAGCCGAAAAAGATTTACAAGCTGCAAAGCAGAAATATATTGCAGAAGGTATGAAAGCCTGGAGAGAAGCTAATCCTCCGCCACAGAACGCTCCGTTATTTTGGCAGCGTACAGATATGCCTAACCCAATGGCCGGTAAGGTGGTGAAAGATCCTGTTACTGGGAAAATGGTACAGCTGGATCCTAGACCTAAAATGATTAATAGTCAAGAGGGTTATGCTGCAGCAGAAGCCATGCAGTTGGAAATTCTAAACAATAAGTTTAGAGATTGGAATTATGATAAGGCTTATAAAGAAGTTACAACTGAGTATAACGATAACACTAAGACTAGAAAGATCCAAGCTGCACAGGAAAACATATTTAAAGATAATGCGGGTGGTGCTAAGACAGTGATGCAAAAAGCTGAGTTTAGATTTGATATAGATAGAGCACTTACAGATGACATGAAAGACAGAAACCCTGATCTGGTAAATGCTATAGAGTTTTTAGAAACGGTGTCAGCAGGAGATGCTAGTATACGTTTTGCTCAAGGGACACTTAGCAGTAATACTGCAGCGGTGCCAAAAGAGTCAGATGAAGCTTCTATGAAAATGTTACAGGTAGCTTTAGAACAATTTAAAGTGGGGATGCTTGATCAGAACCGTAAAAAGGGTGCTGACAACCGTTTTGCCGGTAGCATATCTTTTGTTCCTTTAGCAGGTGGTGATGAGAAATACCATGCCTATCATATTAAGTTTAACCAGGGATTTTTTAAAGATCATTTAGGTACTGAAAAGAATCCGGGGGTAGCTAGAAACTCAGAAGGTATAAACCACAAGTTTATTACAGATGGTATTACGGTGTTCGTACCTAAAGAAGCAAGTCAGAAACTTACTATAGGAAGAGAATCTACAAAAGGAACTAGGATTAGTCCTGTGGAAAGCATGATTGCTCTAAGTCCTGATAATTCTTTTAGCAGGAAAATAGATGATGGAATGGAATATAAGATTACACTGGATAAAAAGACAGGTAAGTATATACTGAGTGGAAATGCTGTTTTGTATAACCCGTCTACTGCTAAGATGGATACTTTAAACATAAACGATTTAGGATTTCAAAGTAGCTATGACCTAACTGTGGACATAGATGAAATAGAGAAAAAACTATTTCTTTTAGGTCTTGATAGGTTAAAAATAAATCGTGCAAGAAGAAGAGAACATACTGCTATACAGGGTGTAAAGAATCCTCAACAACTATCTGGACAATAATATGGCAGAAGAAATGGTAAATATGATTAGTGCTGAAGCATTAGATACTCAGGCTGCTCAAGCAGAAAGTCTTGATAATGGTTTAGATCTAGAGTTTGCTTCTACTGATGCATTAGATGCAATGGGTGCATTTAATCTGGAGCAGTTAGATAAAGAACCTGCATCTGCTGGTGACCCTCCAGGTAAACCCAAGCCTCGTACAATGCAAGACCTAAAAAGAGATTATGATAAGGATTTGCAGAACTGGAAACAGATTACCAGATATGGTATTCCCATGGCTGCTGATCAGACTCGTAATAAGTTCCAAGCAGCCAGGGTGGTAGAATTTGATGCTAGGAAGTTTAACGTAGATAGATATTTAGGTTATGGTAAAAGCACATTTGACAAGGTGGGCTTTTCTCCGTTTGTAGATAACGAGAAGAACTTTAATCAGAACACTACTATATGGCAGGACTATGGTAGGATGATGAGCGTGTTTGGACCGCTGGTTTACCAGGGTGCTGTGTCAAGTTACCGTTCTCTTGCTGATACTTTTGGTTCTGATAGACCTGTCTTTTCTTCAGATGATGAAACTGCAAGTGAATACGCCAGGTTGAACAATATCGGTATGTCTACAAAAGGGGGGCCTTTAGGTTTTGCAAACAACCTTACCCTTAGTATGGCCTACACAGTAGGTACAGCATTAAGTGTTGTAGCAGAAGAAGCTTTACTTTTTGGACTCACTGTAGCAACTGAGGGTGCATTTGGTGGAGCTGCTGCCGCACGTACTGCTTTTAATATTGGCAGGCTGGGTAATGCTATTAAAAGAGGATTCCAAACAGAGCATGTTGCTAACATTCTTAAAGGAAGCACCCAACTGGTTAAGTCCCTGTCTAAGGTGGGGGATGCTAAAGATTTCTACACTGCAGTGAGAACTGGCGGTACCACTTTTGCTAAAGGTACATTCCAGTATTTAAACCCTTTTTCCCGTACAGCTGATGATATATACGATCTCTACAGAGGTAGTGCCAGCGTACGTAACATGAGTAATTTAGCCAAGGCTAAACAAACATTTGGATCTTTCTATAGAGATGTAAGAGATAACAACTTTGCTTTATCAGAATCCAAGCTTGAGGGGGGTAGTGCTAAGATTGATGCTATTCAAAGGCTCACTGATGAGTATGAGAAAAAGAACGGTAAGGCTCCGGAAGGAGATGACTTGGCTCGTATCTATGATCAGGCTGAAGATATAGGAAGAGGCGTCACTGCCGTAAACTTCCCGGTTATATTTTTAACCAACCGTGTAGTGCTTGACGGACTGTTTAAGTTCCGTGGTTTTAAAACTCTTGAGCAAGCTGGAGAGTTGTCAACCAAAGGTATAGGATTTAAGAAAGGCGTAGGTTTTTATGATAACCTGGCAGATGGCTGGCTGAAGAGTTCAGTAAATACACTTAAGAACCCTAAAGCATATATCGGTAAAGGTGTTAACTACTTTAGAAGGAATCTCATGGAAGGTGTGCAGGAAAACCTGCAGAACGTCACTTCTGAAGCTGTGGCTAACTACTATGACGGAGTTTATAAAGATGCTACGCTTGGTGGATTTGACTACGCTGCTGGTCATGCTTGGGATGCCATCAAGAAAGAAATGAGTTCCGGTCAAGGACTTGAAACCTTTGCATCAGGTTTTCTAATGGGAGGGCTGATGGGAAAGGCTCAGAACCTATTCTTAAAAGACGTTCCACAGGTTTACTACTGGACTAAGGATAAGATTGCAGGTACTAACAAACTGCAGGAGTATAAGCTGAATAAACAAAGGACCCGCCAGGATGCTATTAACGGTTTGAATGAACTGTATAAGAACCCTCTAAAGTATTTCAGCAGCCGTAATGAAAGTGCTGTGGTTCAGAAACACACATCTGATGTAATGAACCTGGCAGAGGAAAACGGAGACGCTAAGACTTTCCAGGATGCAAAAGACCTGAAGACCTTTGATAATATCTTTACAGCATTAGATAACGGTACTTATGATACACTGCTTGAACAGTTCAAGGAGCTTAAGAAATTAAGTAATGATGAGCTGGCTAACTTCTTAGGTGTTGATAAAGCAGATCCTAAGATGATGAATAAGCTGGATGAGGTGGTTACCCGTGCTGCACAGATCAAAGAGCGTTATGATGTTGTAAACGACCGGTTCAAGAATCCGTTCTCTCCTAAGAACTTTAAGTTCGGTACAGAAGAGTTTACTAAGGAAGCTATTGCTTTCAGAGCATTTGAAGCTGCTAAGAAATCAGCTGTTATTTCCCAGTACGGTTTTGACCGTGCCCTGGAAAGAATGAACGGTTTATACCAGGATCTAAGTAGCAACCGTCCTATTAGGAAAGCTTCCGGTAGTGACATCACTGTACTTACAGATCTAAACACACTGGACAATGAGATCAATCTCCTGGATAAGGAAGTGAAATCTTATGCCGGTGTAACAGATAAAGACCAGAAGAAGCTAGCTGAGCAGAAGAAAGAGAAGCTGGATCTTTTAATGGACTACAGGGATAAGCTACGTACCTATAGAGAAAGAATGGGTGAGAATGAGAGAGATGAGAATGGTCAGATTATTATCAGTTTTAATGACGCAGCTGAACCTTTAAAAAATAGTTATAAAGCATATCTCCGTTACCTTGGTAAAGTTGCTGATGACTACATGTTTGATGACAAGATAGACGAGTCATTTAACAAGGTGCTTGACTACTATAGTTTGGATAGTGATGCTAAAAATTATAGTAAGGTGGTAAACAACCTGATGGATCCATTGAATCTGTACAGGCATTCACAGATGATTGCGGCTAATTTTACCAAGCTGTTCCAAAACAGGGAGATAGATGCTGAGGAAAGAATTGCCAGAAGCCAACGCTTAGTTGAGCTTAATCAGCTTCTGTTGGCTTTCACTGCCAACGGCATCATGCTGGATCCCCAGGAACTACAGGAGTTCGTTAGAACCGGTAAAAAGCCCACCACATTTATAGATCCTAACACCCTTCAGAATATACCGGAGTCTTCTCCAAAGTATGCTATTGCTCAAGGACTGCTGGAAAGAGATGATGAGATTAAGGATCCTCCTAAACCAGAAGCAGCCCCTACTGCTGAAGAACCAGTTGCTCCTACTACTACCACTACTGCCCCTACAAGTGCAGAATCTGCTCCGGCTGCTACAACAACAGCTGCCCCTACAGAATTAAATCTTGAAGCTGAGCTACAAGTAAAACTGGAAGATGCTTACAACCAGTATGTAGAAGAGACTGGATCAGAGATTTCTTTTGAGGAGTTTGTAAAGACTACAAGAAGGGCCCGTAACATTATAAAGGATTTTAGAAGAGGCAAGCCAGCTGAGGCTGCACCAGCCCCTGCTACTACAGCAGCTACAGTAACACCTACCACTCCTTATGGTACACCAACTGGTGAGCCTATTACAACAGCTACAGAAGCTGCTAAAGCTGATATAGAAAGAAGAAGACAAGAAGAATTAAATAACATACTTGGAGATGTAATAAAATTAGAAGAAGCAGATACTAAACAAAAAGCAACTCAAGCAATTGCGGATGCTACAAGAGAAGTGGGAAACAAGGCTTTAGATAAAGCTGGAATTATTATTGGAGAAGTTCAATGGGGTAAAAACATTATTGATGTAGCTAAAAGATTAGCTTTTAAAATAAGAGAAATACAAAAACCTGCTGTAGATAGAATCAATGCTAAATATGATGCAGAACTAGCTGCTTTAGAAGGAGCTAAACCTGCAGAAGCTGCAGCTCCTGTAGCTGAGGAAGCACCTTTAGACTTGACACCGGGGTTAATTAAAGTGTTTACAGAAGAAAAGGATAAGAAGATAGGAGAGTTACTTCCTGTCTATGGGCAAGCCCTGGCTTCTAAAGATCGTACAGAAGATGAGTCTGCTGTATTGGCTGATCCTGTTAAATGGTTGGAAGAGCAGATAGAGAACGCTGAGGAGAATCTACAGAGAGATGAAGAGCGTTTAAAAACTTTAACTGAAGACGCCAAACCTGAGGTTGGAGAAGTATTTGTTACCGGAACTACATTAGGTCTAACTAATATTTACGGGACTGCTCCTAAAAACTTTATTGATAAAAGATCAACTCCTCAACGAGCTGCTTTAGAAAGGAACAAGAGTAAAGTGTTTGATGAAGAAGAAGCAGGAGGTAAGAAAGTATTCAGTATAGTGGATTGGTCAGTGGTGGACAACGTGGGTAGACCAGGATACGTTGCCACTTCTATAGCGTTTGATAAAGACTCTACTATAACATTGGATGATGTAAAGGCTGATTTAGAAGCTGCACATGCACAAACTATGTCCGGTGTAGATCAGTTTGGTAAGATAAGTGAAGTTAAGATTCAACAAGCTTTAAAAGGAGCGTCTGTTAAGATCTCTAAAAACGAGAAAGCTGATCAAGTTAAGACTCGTATGGAGTCTGCAAAAGTTAGAATACAGAAGAGTAAGGCCAACCTTAAAAAGGTTAAGGCTGTAATGGATGAGTTTAATGATAACATATCCAGGATCACTGGTAAACCTGTTGAACAAACTCAACCCGTTGAAAGAACAGAGCCGGTTACAGAAGCCGCTCCGGTGGTAGTGTCTACAGAAAAGACAGGTACACAAAAAGCCCAGGAGCTGGTTGATTCTATCACTTCTCTTAAGGATGTTCCTGATCTGTCTAAAGCAGACAGTAAGCCAGTCACTATTGATCTGATTGAACTCATCTCTACCGGCCAGGCTAAGGCCAAAGATGTGGTGGCTATGATTGCTGCTAAGCGTAAAGAACTTCTACAGAATATATCAACAAAAGATCTACAAAAAGGTGATATGGTTACATTTGTAGATGGTAGAAAAGGTTTTGTAAAGTCTATCAACAAGAAGACAGTTACGTTTAAGATGGTTGGTTCCGAGAAAGGAGCTACAGAGCTTATAGACCAAAGCAAACTACCAGGTCTTATCACCAGTTTAGAATCAGGAAAAGCCCTCTCTATGGAACCCACTCCGGAAATAGAAATTACCCCTCAGGAAGAAACAGAAGTTAAGGCGTCACAAGATGCTTTAGCGTCCTTCACAGAAAACTCTGCTGCTGTAAAAGAAGCAGGAGAAAAAGCTGCCAAAGCTGCTGGTACAGATAACCAGGAAAACCTCAACAATCTCTTTAAGAACATTGGATGTAAAACAGGAAAGTAATGGCTTGTAGATTAACAGAAGATCAAATATCAGCTTTATTTGGAGCTATTCACGGAGAAGTGATTGCTTCTAAGAACCGTGATGATAAGTTTAATGCGGCACAGGCTATTCGTGCTTTATATCAAAGGCTGCTGGATGCTGGAGCTGAGCAGGTAAATGCTATGGACTATGTACAACATATACCAAGCATGTTGCAGCTTAGCTATGCTATGTTTGCAGACTCTAAGGCTCACATGAGAGCCAGTGGTGTGAACCTGTCTGAACTGGATCAGCTAGATGCAGACTTCACTGCAGATATTAAAAACGTGGCTAAGTTCCTGGGTGTAGACCAAGGCACAGCTGATGTTGTACAAGAGATCATTGAAGAGTCTAATCCCTCTACAGGGGTTATTCCCACAGATAACTATACACAGATAGAAGAGGGTGATATTGCTAAGAAGAAACCCTACTTTGATTCAGAGATAAGCTTTGTAGCAGCTCCTGAAACAGCTCTTGCTGTATTCAACCAGGAAGCCCAGGACTATAATGGTGTACAGGCTAAGCAGAACATACAAGACCCGGATCCTGTTAAGAAGGTGTATTACACCGTAGTGAGAAAGCTGAATGACCTGATGACCGGCAGCAACCGCCAGACAGCAGATAAAGTGAAGCTTGGTGATGTAGAGGGTGTGTTCTTAAGACTAGTACCCGCTTCTATGATTGCCATGGAAGATCTGCAGGAAGCTGACAGACTTTACTATTCTACAGATGATGATCCCCGTATTCCTTTTTCCAAGACCTCTAAAACAAAGATGGAACTTAGAGAGAAAGGAGATGATGTATACTTAGTCTATACAGACAAAGATGGTAACATACTTTATTTCAATGAAGAGGGTACACCTGTAGGAAAGGAAAATGGTGGTATGGTGGCTTACGGTAAGCTCCGTAGACCATACACTCCTAAGACTACCAATGAGGCTAAGGGTCAGGTGGCCGGTCGTAAAATGGTAGGAAGAGTACAGACTCCTCAAGACCTGGTGAGAAAAGGACTGGGTACACTGGAAGAAGTTACTAAAGAGCGTGATGAGGAAATAGAGATCCTTGAGAAGTCTCGTGAGTTTGTTTCCAAGAATCGTGACGAGGTGGTGTTATTCTCTGTAACCCCTGGTAGAAATGGTTATGTAACAGAAGACTTTTCCAAGCCTAACCCAATCAGTTCTATAGATCTCACAGATGGATTTAAACCTTATTTAAACAGCCAGGAAACTGGTGTATTGATTAAGGGCGGGGTGTATTTTAATGTCCCTGGCTACGAGTTCCCATTACTGATTCGTAGACCAAAGTTTGGCAATGTACCAAACCTGTCAGGCAACCTGGCAGATATTGTGTTTGACTCAGATCTTTCTAACAAAGAAAAGATAGATGTATTAAGACAGTTTACCTACTCTGGAGACACTAAGATATTCCAGGGTAATGACGGCAAGCTTTATGTAAAGCAGATGGATCAAACTATGGAAGTCACTGCAGATAATAAGCAGGCTTTCATTGATAATCTAAACGGCCAAACTGTTAACATCAATAAGGACCTGATGCATAGAACCTTTAACATGCCAGTGAACCTGGATGGTAAAGTGACCCTGCAGCAGGAGCGTTATAATAACTTCCTGGCTAATAACTTCTATACCTTCCTGGCTAAGAATGACCAGAATAAGATTGTCAGCCTGAATGCGTATAACGTAATATTTCCTACAGAGGCAGCACAGGACAAGATCTTTGGTAAAGCAAAAGCAGCATCTAACGAGCAAACCTCTTCTTTAGAGCAAGCTACACCCACTGATGTTACCAAGGATGAGTTTAAAGAATTACTAGACCGTACAGACTTCAGTTTAAAGAAGTCTACATTACTAAGCAGTAAGGCCACTGACGAACAGATTGCCGCTGCAGAGAAATGGTATAACAGCTCTCCGCTTTCTAAAGTGGTACCATTCCAGGTGATGTTTAACATTGTAAACTCAAATGCATTAGCAGAGTTTACCACTGCAGGTATCACCCTGTGGAGCGGATCTAACTTTACAGATCTCTATCACGAGGGATGGCATGCTTTCACCCAGATGTTCCTGACCAAGGATCAGAAGAAAGAGTTGTACAATGAAGCCCGTAAACTCACCGGTACCTTCACTACAGTGAGCGGTGCTAAGGTGAAGTTCAGTGCAGCTACAGATATGCAGCTGGAAGAATTCATGGCTGAAGACTTTAGAAAGTATGTACTGTCTGACCGTAAGAATATAATCAATGGCCGTCCGGTACGTAATACTATTTTCAGGAAGATCTTTAATTTCCTGAAGGTTGTATTCAGTAGCTATTCGTTAAAAGATATTGCTGCTGATCGTACAGCAGTGGCTAATATCCAGAGCCTGTATGACCAGCTGTTCATTGGAGAGATCCATGACTACAAGCCTTCCTTAAGAAACGTACAGTTTGGAATATTAAACAAGGGCGTAGAGGCTTTGGATGTCAAATCTAAAGACACGCTCACTTACCAGGATTCTATGACCCTGGTAGAAACTATTGACTCTTTAATAGCCTCCACTATGGTAGGTTATGGTAGGAGTGTAGCTGGTATATTTACTAACCCAGAACTCCTGGGCCCATTATACAAGAGAGTTAACACCAAGCTTGCTGAGCTTAGAGAAACCCTGGTTGCAGATCCAGAAAAAGCTAACAGCGTAAAGCTGATAGACTTTGCCCTGACTAACTGGGGTGATTTTAGTAAGGTGGCTAAGGGTGAAGAATCCACTGGTGTACTGGCATTCCATAAAAAGCGTAGTGCATATTTTACGTTTGATGATAAGATGGCCGAGATGGACGCTTATGATCAGAGTGTAAATGAAGATGCTGAAGAAGTTAAAGATGCAGATAATAATCTGGCTAAGTCTGAACAGCAGCTTCGTGAAGAGTTTGGATCCAACCCATTTGAACGTAAAGGAAACGAGCACTCTGTAAGAGAGCTTGCTTCTAACGAGGTGGTGTATTTGATTAAGAGCTTACCGCAAGTAGATAAAAACGGAAAGGTGGTAACCAATGCATTGGGTGTTCCTAAGCTGGTTGACTTCAACCGCACCTGGGGTATTGTGATTAACACCGTAGCCGGTTCTAATACTACTTCCCAGATGTATGCCAAGCTTCTGGATGCAGCTACACGTTTTCCAGAGCTTAGAGCTTTGGTAGAACGCCTGGGTAATCCATTAGACCATACAGAAACTAAGGACTGGCCGTTCATGAAGATGTGGATTTCATTCTTTAGAGACTTCTCTGTGTATAGAATTCCTATCAAAGAAGGTCGTTTAGTAGACGGGCCTGGTGGGTTTAAGTTTGAGTTTACAGAAGTGGATCCTCAGTTTAAACAAGTGCACCGTGCTTTCCAGGCTCAGTTTGAATCACTGGGTAGCAGTCCTTATATTACAAAGACTCCAACCGGTAATAAGCTAAACATAGAGAAGATTTTAAAGGACTTCCCTTACAGTTCCATCTTTGCTAAAGACAAGGTGATCATTGATGAAGATAAAGCCATGGAGTTTCTAAAAGCCATTGGTTTCTATCTGACAGATAACAGAGAGATCCGTAAAGCCATCCGGGATAATTATGAAGCTGTGGCTTATATACACGGTCTTCCATACATGAAGAATCCAGGCGGATTGTTAAGACTGGCTGATAAGAAGGTGGATGTGTTCAATCCTATTGACGCCCTGTGGAAGATTGGTAGTGAAAACACCAACGTACAGAAGATCCTCACTATAGAAGCTAAGCATAGCGGTAAGTTCAGTAATAACGCTGTTACTAACGTTAACGGTGATATTGTTTATGACCTGTCATTAAACAACACAATCACCAGGCTGTTGAATGATCTTAATGATCCTTCTAAGGATTACACTATGACCCAGGAGCAGCACCTGCAGCATCTGAACTTCCAGAGAAATCCTTTTGCTAAGTATTCCATCTGGATGAAGTCAATGTTCAGTATTCCTACAGGAAAGCTGGTTGACTTGTCTAATGAGAATAAAAGAATATCTCAGGATGTAAAATTTGGTGGTGGTTTTGTCTCTATGAACCTGGTAAACCTTGATGGTGTTAAGAGTGTACTGGCAAGAGATAATGCCGGTCAGTTGGTACAAAGCGGTATTAAAACAACCAGCCTGGATCCTGCATCTAAGTTCATCTTTGATTTGCACACTATGCTACTCACCGGTACTATGGAGCTGCCAAGGCATGCTTCTAAGTCCAGTGCATATGGTGTAAGTGTATCCAAGGTGGACACTTCATATAACGAGAATGCTAAGCATCTATACATCAGCCCCGGTCATTTTGGTAAAAACGGTAAGGGTACAGAATACTCTGTAGAACTTCTATTGCCAAAGATTGCAGCTGAGATGGAGCGTATAGCAATGGTTAACCAGGGATTGGTTCCAAGTATTCCGGGATTCAACGAGCGTGGTAAAGATTTCACCATGTTTGATGACATCTTAAGTGATACTACTAAAGAAGAGCTTAAGAGATTAGCAGATACAGAGGATTCCCTGTCTGTGATTCAGGATCCTGCCATTAAGCAGAAGATCACTGCAGATGTCAGGAACTATCTCAATCAGCTCTTTAAAGAAAACATGGAGCTGTATAAGTCTTTAGACTTTATGTCTGATGACTTGTTATTAAACTCCAGGAGCGGTAAGACTGATATCAAAGCCTTGATTGCTAAGGATACACTAGAGGTGGTAGGTGAAGATAGAACAGACTACCTGAAAGAGGTGGCTGTTAAAGCTTTCACCGTTAACTCTCTGATTCATAACATGGAAGCTATTTCCGTTTTGTACGGAGACCTTGCTATGTATAACCACTTAAAAGAAGAATACCATAAGCGTAATGCTTCTATAGGTTCTACAGGTAGGATCTTTGCCAGTGACGGAGCTACCAATAAGTTCATTGAGAACCTGGGTAGAGGATATGCTAGATCCATTGGAGCCAGGGATAAAGGGTTTGATGGTACACTAGACACTGCTATCTTTAAAGATAACGAGGTGCCTTCTGTTTATTATGATGAGTACCTGGAGGCTCTTACTAAGAAGTACGGAGCTGATAAGGCAAAGAAGATCCTGAAGCCTTATAAGAAGATGAATGAGGGTGACGCCCAGGGTTGGATTACATTTGATAGCTATCGTATCTTATCTATCCTGGAAGGTGCCTGGTCAGAAAAGCAGAATGAGCTTTACAATAAGATTATTAGAAATGAGCAGGTAGATCCTGCAGAGATCACCGAGTTCTTCCCAACTAAGAAGTTCCAGTATGCCGGTCCTCTAAAGACAGAGAAGCTTCACATACAGGCTTTCCATAAGTTCTCTTTGGTACCACTTATTCCAAGCTTGGTGAAGGGCACTAACATGCAGACCCTTCATGACAACCTGGTAAAGCAGGGTAAAGACTACGCTCTGTTTGAGTCAGGATCTAAGCTGGCTACCATTACGGCTAACGGTAAACCAGATTCTCTGTATGAGAATGATGATTACAACACCCGTGTAGTTAAACCATGGAACGAGGGTGACCCTGCCTATACATCTAACGTTGTCTTTATACAATACTTAAAAGACCAGGTGGACATCCAATCTACTTGGAAAAACAAAACTGTCTTCTCTACACAGCTTCGTAAGCTGATCATCAATGACGTATTCAAACAAGGTTTGGGTATTGGAGAGTTTGACGGACTGGTTAAAGAGTTTGAAGGTTTATTAGATGACCTGCAGGAATATAAAAAGAAAGAGCTTTTACAACAAGCCGGCTGGACAGAGAATGAGTCTGGAGAATTATCCGGAAGCACTCGTGAACTGCTGGAGTTTGTCATGAGAGAGATGGAGCGTCTTGAGCTTCCTGAACATGACGTAGACTTTGTAAGAGATAGTCTTAATGATGGTACGTTCACAGACTTAAGCTTCTCACTCAATGCTGAGAAGATTGAAAAGATGCTGAACAACATTGTTGTAAAGCGTCTGGTAAAACAAAAGATGAACGGTGAGCAGCTGGTGCAGTTGTCTGGTGCCGGTTTTGAATCTGCCGGTTCACGTTTTACCAATGCAACAGAAGAGGAAATTAAGAAGTACCGTGGTACTAATAACTTACCTACCTATCGTCCTGGTGCAGGAAAAGATGGTAAGACCACTGCCATGAAGGTGAAGATAGCTATAAAAGGAGACTATTACAAGCTTCTTAATCTTAAGCACAATGACGGTAAGAAGATCGGTACCCGTGAGCGTCTGAACGAGATGATCAAAGATGACAAGTGGTTAGACAAAGGGGACAACCGTAAGATGATCACTATGGTGGGTGTGCGTATTCCTGTACAAGGTTTAAACTCTATGGAGTTTATGGAGATCTATGAGTTCCTGCCTGAAGAAGCCGGATCTGTGATCATCCCGCCTGCAGAGATCGTAGCCAAGTCTGGTTCTGACTTTGATATTGATAAGCTCACTATATTCCAACCTCATATTGGTATTAGGATTAACCGTAATACTACCAAGTCTAAGCTGAAAGAACTGGCTAAGAAGTATCCTGACCTGGACTTCAGCTTGGATAATGTAAACACCATCCTGGATGCATCTGAAAATGACTTCAGTGTGTACATGCCTACCGAGCAGGAGATGAAGGTGTATAAAGTGCTGGTACAGGAAGCATCTGATGAATTACCCACTTACATAAAAGGTAAGGGTATGAAGTCTACAGAGAACCAGATCATTGAGAAGATCCGTACCATCCTGGAGCACCCAGATAACTTTGATGCCCTTATACGTCCTAACGACACTGACCTGGTAAAAGGTGTGGCTGATGAACTGGCTGAACTAAACATCCAGGGGTATGATCCGTTTGCTGTAAAGACCGGTAATACCCGTACTAGTATCAAGGGTGGTAAAGAAAGCAAGGTGATTTCTCCAACCCGTGCTTTAGAACCTAGGTATAATCTTTACAAGCATGAGTCTAACAACATTGGTAAGAAGACTCTTGGTATCGGTGCTGTAGACAACGCCTACTCTTCTATATTCAAGAGAGTAGGGGCTCGTCTTGAAAAGAACTACACCCACTACAAGAAAGAAGACGGAAGGTTTGTATATGATAAGAGTGGAAACATAGTTAAGCAGATCCGTCCTATAAACATTAGGATGAAGCATAATACCATTAAAGAGAACGGCACTGAATACATTTCTCTTTCTGATATTGAAACCGTAACCATGGATAAGGTGAGTGACCTTATAGGCCAGCTCATGAATGGTTGGGTGGATATTGAGAAAGACGCCTGGATCTTTAACATCAACGGAAACTCCATTGCTGGCCCGGTGTTATTGTTCTTACTGGAAACCGGTGTAGACTTCAAAACAGCAGCTTATTTCGTATCCCAGCCTTTAGTGGTGCAGTATGTGAAAGAGATGTACATGAGTGACTCTCCGTTCTATCCTGCAGTTAATCCTGGAGCTGAAACTGAAAAAGGCCTGAAGCGTCATAAGATACGCCAGAAGTTTTTTGAAGATCTGAAAATAGCTCCGTTAAAACCTACTAAGTTTTTTGGTCCGGTGTTATCTAATGATATTCTATACAAGGCTATCAATGATTATAACGCTAATAAGGAATACACAGTAGAGAGTCTGCGTGAGGTGATTAAGAACAAGGACGTAAAGAGTAAAGATGCCATTGCGGGTCTGTTACACTTTATGGAACTGGAAGACCTGGGTAAACAGCTCACTAACATCAAGCTCACTGTAAACGTAGACACGGCTCCATCTAAGAGTCTGTTTGCTGCCAACCAGCGTATAGATAAGATTGAGGATCTGGAGTATGTTGACTCTGTACCTAAATCTGTTATTAATAAGATCTTATATGATTCTCCTATCCGCTCCTTCCTGGTGCAGAAGTTCCAGCTGGGTATATTAAAACCGCTGATGAAACTAAGAGGAGATAGCCAGATCAATAACTTCTTATTGGACGTCATGAAGGGTGCAAACTACCCTTCTGCGTTTAACACACCAGAGAAGTTTGTAGCTGCTTTCCATAATGACCTACCGCTGTACTTGTTACAGAACCATCTTAAGGGATTGGATATCAACTCCTTAACTGAGTATAAAGGAATGGCCGTTAAAGAAGCTATGCCTGTAAAGAATGTACAGTTACGCCAGGGTGCTTTTGTAAAAGACGGTGTGATGTACATTGACCGTGACCAGATTGCAGAAGACTTTAACACTAAGGCTTTTGCAGGAGAGGGTTATGAAAAGCAGGGACTGGCTAAGTTGGATCCTCAGACATTCAACATGGGAGATAACTCTCAGAACTTACAGGAGTATGTTCACTTCGTATTAGAACGTGAATACTTAAGATCTGTAATCCCTGTAGGTGATGTAACCCGTGAAGTGTATGAGCGTAAGATAGCAACACGTGCTTTAGAGCGTACGTTTAACTTCTTCCATATGCTGAAAGCTCCTGGAGAAAGTATTGCAGATAAATTCCTGGAGATCAAAACAAAATATCCTAAGCTTTCTGAGGACTTCCTTATCATGACGGAGCTGGGGTATAACAATGATGCAGCCAAGACTGATGATGATGGTAACGTAAAAGAGGTGAAGAACAAAAAGATGCGTACCCTAAAGCTGAAGAGTCAGCGTTTGGATACGGACTTTGCTAACGTGCTTCATGAAAACCTGTTACGTCTGGCAGATCCTATGACTATAAAGGTGGAAGATCCTAATGCAAACAGGGAGATCAGCCAGTTCTTTACACGCATGATCGTAGCAGAGTATCTCCGTGCTGGTATTACCAGGAGCGGTGAGAACCTGGCTAAGATATTACCGGTGAATACACTGCGTCAACTGATGGCAGAACCATTACAGGAGTTTTCTAAGAAGAGTAATAAGAACCAGGTGTTGAATCAGTATTACACCCAGTTTAAGAAAAAGTGGGATAATGAAAACTCAAGCTCTCGTTTGAAGTTCCGTAACTATCTCACTACGTTTGATATCAAGGGAACCAAGTCTGTTTCTCTGAATAATCCTTCAGAGATTATAGACGGAGCTGAGCTGAATAAAAATGCCCAGGGTCTATATGTCTATCCAAAAATAGCTGGGTCTGCCAGTGCAAAAAATATTGTTAAGAATCATAATAACATTATATTTGCCTACCCCAATATAAGTGATAGTAAGGCTATTAAGACCACGTTTGATGCTGCTAGTAATTCGGTGAGTTTCCCAATCACTACAGACGGTAAGACTCCACTTTCAGACGAGAACTTTGAAGAGAATGTTAGATTGATAGATGATGCCATCACTTCTATAGAAACACAGTTTGAGCTTGGTAACGAGGTGGCTTTCCCTGAAGAAGGTTTCAACATGCTAGATGGGAAAGATCTATTGCTTAATGCTCCCCGCACTAAGAGTTACATGGCCCAGGAGCTGTACAAACGCCTTGCTTACATCATGCCAGGTATGCACAATGAGAAAGCTATACGCTCTCAGGTTCAGGCAAACCAGGAAATTACAGATGAGATGGTAGAGGAGTTCATGAAAAAATGCTTTGGAAACTAATTATAATCATACCCTATGTTAGCGTGCCCTAATAAAAACACTAAAGATTGGCAAGACCTTGTTGACCAGTTAGGAGAGAAGGAAGCTTTCAGAGCCTACCTCACTATTGGTGACGGAACTATTCCTACAGCCCAGCAATACGTACAGTATAGCAGGCAGGCTAGTGAGGAAAAAGGAGAGATTGGTGTTAACAAGCAACAGCTGTTGATGCTTCTTGGCCCCACCATGTATAACAAGCCGCTTGCACAGGTGGCTGTAAAAGAGTTGTTACAGAATTCATTTGATGCTATTAAAGCCATGCACAACATGCGTGGTAAAACTGTAACTACTACACCTGCTGTAGACAAGTCTGCTCTGATCCGTGAGTTTAACCAGGTGCAGAGTCAGATTAAAGCTGAATCAGCTAAGGTTACTTTTGACAGTGAAGGAGATGTGCTTACAGGTGATCCTTTTGTAGTGAGCAAGCTGGTAGACAGACGTGCTGCTTTACAGGAGCAGATTGCCAACTTTGATCAGAACCAGAAAGCTAACGCTACTACTAAGACTGGTTACGAAGGGCCGCTGGGTAATATTAAGTTTACCATTAACTATGACGACCGTACCATCTCTATACAGGATGATGGTATTGGTATGACGCCTGATATTGTCAAGAAGGCGTTTCTCTCTATTGGTGGTACCAATAAAGAAGGACTATCTACAGGTGAGCGTTCCGGTGGATTTGGTCTGGCCAAAGTGCAGTTCTTATTGGGTAGTGAGTACGTAGAAGTGTCTACAGTGAGAGATGGTACAAGAACCTCTATTAAGGCTACCAACCTAGAGCTTTATAATGATGACTTTACTATCCGTACAGAGCCTACCAACGAACCTAACGGTACGTTTGTAAAGGTGAAGATACCAGAAACCTACACTACACCAGAAGGAACTGTTCGTACCATTGACTTCCCTGGATCTTGGTCATCTGATCCAATAGAGCGTTTTGATATTTTAAACCAGCCCCTGATTGGTAATCTAAATGTCTCTGCAGATGTAGTGAAGAACGGTAGGACAACTAATAAGGTGTTGCCAATAGGTAAGAACATCTCTAAGGAATTATTACCTCCATTACTTTCTAATGTAAAGTTTGCCTGGGGTGAAGCTGAAGTGTACGTAGGAGAGAACAAAACAGAGTCTCCTAGACATAGAATACTTTCATCTGGATTATACCAGTTTAGTAAACGTATAGAGATTGCAAACTGGGAACCCATTCCTTATGATATTGTAATCAATATTAAACCGTCTGTAAGTTCTACAGCGGAGCAGTATCCATTTAACAACCAGCGTGAGGATTTCAAGAATACGGTTTCTAAAGATGTAGATAGCCTATACGCCTATTTAAGAAAGTACGCCAGGGGAGAAGCTGAGAAAGATTTAGTGGATGTATTCCAGAATATCAAGTCTTTACCTAAAACTGACCCTAACAAGATACTCACTCCTGAAGAGAGAGCTAAACTCTATGAAGAAGTAGAAAACACCATAGCTGAATCTAAACGCTTACGTGAGCAGTATGGCAGTCAGCTTAACCAGCCACGTCAGACTACAAGACTGGTGATCAGCCAGGGATCTGTAACGGATGAAGAGACTGGTGCACAAGTGGAAGTGGAGAAAGAGAAAAGCTATGAGTCTACATTTAAGGCTGATAAAGAGATTGAGTTAGGTAAGTCTGTAGACACATCTGCATTTAAAGAGAACGAACCCCAGTTTCATAATAACACTAACGTAGACTATTTGTCTATGCCCGGAGCTATAGAGTTCTTTAGTGACTTTGGTACTGTAGTGTATGAGATGGTAAGGTTTGCCGGTAGGGAGTTAGGCCACCGTTACAGCAAGCTTACAGGACAAGAAGGTAAGTTTTTTGCAGGTGTATCCATTGATAAAACCTACGGTGGCGTGCATGTCCGTAAAGTGATAGATGCCATCTTCATTAACCCGCTTTCTTTTGACATCTCCAGTGTAGAAGAAGCTGCAGGTTTGATGACCCACATCATTATACATGAGATTAACCACACTACAGAGTCAGGTGAAGGAGCCAACTTTACCACTGCTCTGGCTAAGCTATATGGTAAGATATATGAGACCGGTAAGTATGGCTACTTTGAGGGGTTGGTTAGATCTGTATATCGTAAACATTTTGATACCTTTGTAAAACTAAAATCAGAATATGACAAGTCCACTACAAGAAATCTTGCAGCTTCGTTTGAAGGAAACGAACTCAATAGAGGCAGTGAAGGGAACCTTCAAGGGAATGCTTCAGCTGTACGAGCAGGAGAACAGACCTCTGGCAGAGATCAACGAGATCAGGAAGATCTTAGCGGATCTAGACAAGAAGACCGCACAGGAGACGTTATAATCAGTCAGCTTAACAATCCACAGACAAGTGTACCTACACTTCCTCCTGTGGAAGCCCAAAGAGCTGAGATAGGTCAAAACATAGTGCGTGCCATTGCAGACACGCTTGCTGCTAACTTAGGTGTTTCCTACACCTTAGTCACTCCTGAAGAAGCAGCTCAGCTAACAGCTAATTCCCGTAATCCATGGAAAGGTGAGAAAGCTTTCTTCTACAATGGCCAGGTGTATTTCCTGGACGGAGGCTTTACAACAGACTCTGTACTACACGAGTTTTCACATCCACTGGTAGCAGCTATTGCTGTACAGAATCCTACGTTATTTAAGAATCTTTATGAGCAGCTGGAATCCACACCAGAAGGTAAGGCTGTAATAGCTGAAGTGGAAGCTTTGTATCCGGAGTTTAAACCTACAGATACCAAGTTCCGTGAAGAGGCTTTAGTAAGAGCTATGACCGCTAAAGCTATCAACCAGATCAAGGGACAGAAACCTTCTACAGGGTTTAATGATGTGATCAACAAGATGTTGTTTGCCATTAAGCAAATGTTCCGTAAGCTGTTTGGTTCTTCTATAAAGATTGAAAAACTTTCTGAGAATACTTCTTTAGAGCAGCTTGCTGAGATGCTCCGTGGTGAGAAGTTTGATATTTCTACAGAGGTGGTTACCCAGGAAGACTACGCCCAGTATGTTCGTGACATTTCTAACTTTATGTCTGAGCTGGATGCTGTAGAATATTCTGGTATTTCTACATCTGTAAAGCGTTTTTATGATGTAGTGACCAACCACATCAGACGTATTAAAGATAACAAGAACTACAGTGAGGCCCGTAAGTTCCTAGTAGATGAGACCGGTCGTGGTCAGTTACAGGAACTGAAGTCAACCCTTTCTAACTCTGAGATAGACGAGAAGCTTAGTGAGATCTTTGACGAGGTGACCCTGCAGGCTAAAACCATGCAGAGTTTTGTACACTCAACGCTCCGTTTACAGAAACTGAGTGATAGCATTTTAAAGCATGTACGTGAGCTGGCTAAGCAGGGAGACTCTAAAGAGGTGATCGGTAACATCTTCTACTATGACCTTCTTGTACGTAACTGGAATAAGTATATTAACGAAACCATTGATCGTCTCTCAGATGCCGGCCTAAGTCCAAACACAGAGTTTGGCAGAGTGATTGCCGGTATACAGAATACAGTGGCTCAGACTGAAAGGATGATAGATAAGATCTATGCAGACAAGGTGGATGACGTCATCTTTGATACACTGCAACCTCTTGCAGAAAGCATTGATAACTACTTTGGTGACTGGATAGCTGGTCTTGAAAAGAAGAACGCTTCTGCACAGAAGATAGCTGATGTTCAGAAGAAGTGGGATGAAATGAAACTTACTAAGCAGAAGATCAAAGATCTGATCAGTGGTAAGCTGGGTGATACAAATATGTACTCTGCCTTCCTGGAAGCATACACCAACTCTCCAGATCCTGTAGTGGGTGGTTTTGCCATGTTCTTGAAGAACGCCTACAATGATGTAGACGCCCAGGCTCAGCGTAACATGAATGATTTTGTACGTGACCTGGAGCCATTGTTAATAGCTGCCGGTTACAGCCGTATGGATTATGCCGGATTAATGGAAAAGCTTGTCACTGTAGAGAAAGTTCCATTTATAGATGAGAAAGGAAACTTTGCCACTAAAGAGGTGTTTTCTTTTAAGGACAAGTTTAATGATTATAATACAGAGGCTTCCCAGTTAAGGTTTGAATATGACCAGGCTGTATCTGAAGGAGACCAGGCCCTGGCAGACCAGAAGCTCCGTGACCTGCGTAAACTACGTAGGGATTATTTCCACCAGGAATATGTACCTGAATACTACGAGCGTGAGAAGATCTATGATTCAGAAATGGGTCGTGAAGCTTACAGACGTAAGCAGATGCTTCTTAATGAGATTAAAGAACTTGACGCCCAGAGTTATGATGATGACGCCCTGGATTACATTGCTGATCAGAAGAAGATCCTGTGGAGAGAATACTCTCAGCTGGCTTCTTTAACAGATCTGAATGGTGATCCTAAGACAGGTCGTGAACTGGAACTGGCTAAGATTGAAAAGGAATACCGCAAGGCTTCCCGTGAGTTCTTTGAATGGGTTCCTATACAGGGTTTATTTGAGTCTAACTTAAGACGTTTTGAACAGAGTCTGGTGGATGAGGGTATTGATATCACCTCAGATGAGTTTAAAGAAAAACGTAATAAGTGGATTAAGAACAATACCGTTATTGCTTACACCCCAGAATTCTACGAGGAGCGTAACCAGGTGCTGGAAGATCTTAGAGATCTGATGAGCGGCCTGAGTGAAGACGTACGTAAATCTATTGACTCTACAGAGGAAATGGAAGCTATGCTTGATATAGCCACCGGCTTCCGTGACCAGGATGGTCAGGTGATCGGTACAGATATTTCCGAGAAGAGTAAGAACAAGGTGAGAGAATACCAGAAAGCCATACTTGCCAAGCGTGATTCTATGGCTGGCTTTAGTGGTCTTACCAGGGATGAAATGGATGAGCTCACTGAGATCTTCCAGAAGATGACGGCTAAGATAAAGATCACACAGGCAGAGCGTGACCGTGTAGACGAACTGATGGAGAAGAAAAACTCCATGGGTGTAGATAAGTTTACCAAGGCCGAGATGCAATCTCTATATGCTCAGCTGGCAGAACTTCAGAGTAAGGAAGCCACTGATTACTATGTAGACATTGTAAATAACTATCTGTCTAAGATAGGTGAGCCGTTGATTGATAACGACACAGCTATTAATCTTTTAGATCCTGTAATGTATGTGGAGCTGTTTAAGAAGTCTCCAGAGTTTGAGAAATGGTTTAAAGAAAACCATATACAGAAAGAGGTGTTTGACAGAGCATCCGGGGATACTAAAATAGTTTACGAGCGTCTGTTCATCTGGAACCGCACCCGTCCTAACAACCCTGATCACTACGAGAAGATTAAACTCTCTGATGGTGAAGAGATTTTAGGTAAGCCTAATCTGTCTTATTTCTACCGTTCTGTAAAGAAAGAGTATCGTACCAAGCGTGAGGTGGGTAAGACCATAGACAACCGTGGTAACTGGTTACCTAAGTCTTTAGAAGACGGAGCTGTGGATGATAAATACTACAACCAGGATTATGAAAAACTCCGTAGAGAAGACCCTGCAGCGTTTGCTGTACTGGAGAAGATGAAGGAATATCACCTGAAGTTCCAGGAAGGTTTTGCCCGTGAGAGTAAGTTATACCTGCAGATCCCACGCTACCGTAAACCTTCTTTAGAATCTCTTAAAGATGGTAAGTTCAAGAACAAGTGGCATGAGTGGACCACTCGTGTAAAACAGTTCTTTGCTAAAGCTCCGGATGATGTACAGGATGGATTAAACTTCAAGCCTGAACAGCTCATCTATACAGACATGTTTGACGAGGAGATCAATAAGGTTCCTATCACCGGTCTCTATGCATTAGATACCGATCAGGTGAGTATGAACATTGCAGATAACATGTTGCGTTATATGCATTCAGGTTTAAAACAAAAGAAGCTGATTGAGCTTAACCCTATGGCCCAGGCTCTGAAGAAAGCGGTGGGCAGTCCGGATAGTGCCATCAAGGACATGACTAAGATTAACAAGTGGCAGTATGTAAACACCGGTGTTAAATCCTACCTGTCTAAGAAAGGAGAGAACGTACGAGCTAAGGCTATTGCCAATCTATACGAGCGGGAGTTTGAAGGAAAGACCCAAGCAGGTTGGTTAGCCAATGCTGCTGGTGTACAGAAATTTGTACATGGATTATTAAAGCTTTCCAGCTTTGGATTATTCTCCTTTAACGTACTTCCTTCTGCCATTAAGAACAGGCAGTCAGCTATTATCCAGTTGCAGATTGAAGCCAGTGGTGGTAGATTCCTAAACTGGAACAGCTACCTGCGTGGTAAACCACGTGCTGTGTCTATGCTTGGTGCATACTCAGCTCAGCTGTATAAAACTGGTAACCGCTCTTTAGATGTGCAGCTCCTGCAGATCTTTGATCCTACCCAGGAGATATTAAACACTACGTTTGGAGACGGATCCGCCACCGATATGGGTGGTCAGTTTGGTAGATCTGTAGCCAGTGATGCTGCAAGTCTTGGATTCTTTATGGCACCACGTAAGTGGCTGGAAATTGAGTCTGCAATAGAACTCTTTAGTGGTATGATGCACCACGTTAAAGTGGAGCAGATCATCAATGGAGAGAAGAATGAGATCCCTTATATAAACGCCTTTGAAATAGTTAACGGCCAGATAGAACTTAAAGCCGGTATTGATAAAGAGTGGGCACCTGGCGGTAAGAAGTTCAATGAGTTTAAGAACAGGGTACATGAACTGGGTAACCGTCTGAACGGTACCTATGCTAAGATGGACCAGCCTGAGGCTCAGCGTTATTTTGTATTCAGAATAGCTGCATTCTTAAAACGCTTCTTTACATCCATGTTGATGAACCGTGTAGGAGCAACCCGTCCTAGTGCAGCTCTGGGTACAGTGAGCACCGGATACTACCGTTCTGTTTTACAGGTGGCCAGGGACTTCCTCAGATATGGTATCAAAAACTACCAGTGGTTAAGTGAAGAACAGAAGATCAACCTTCTAAAGTTTGCATCAGATATGGCTCACCAGATGGCGTTGTTATTCATCCTGAACGTAATGTTTGGATATGACGAGTCTGATGAAGACCGTTTTGAAAAGATGAGAAAACGCAGTGGAGCCTTGGGTGATGATGACTTCAACCTTTCCGGTTGGTTAACAAACCACGGACTGGTAGCTACACTGGGTACACTAACCGAGGTGGAAACTTTTGGATCCTGGAGTCCTGTAGTGGTGGGAGCGGATGGTGATCTGGATATGGCAATCCTGGGTCGTAACTGGAAGCAGTTGAAGAACACTTCTAAGATGATCATGGATCCTAGAACACTGTACGGAACTACTATAGAGAAGCAACTTAACTTCTTAAACCACTTAAGCCAGTATTTGGATGAGGATCCAGCAGGATTTTACAAGAGAGATGTTGGACCGTATTGGTTCCAGAAGGAGGAGTCTCCTAAGTTTATCAATGATGCGGCATCCATCTTAGGCTTTACCGGATCACAGATAGATCCAGTAAAAGCCTTAAAAGGGATGGAGTTTGGTCGTAAGTAATATTACTTTTTAGGTAGAGTGAACCAGGTGAAATCTAGTGTGATGAATATCAAACCTAGACGTAGCCTGGTAAAATCTATCCAGGTCTCTGGTTTAATTTCCATTTCTCCTTGGTCTAATATTACCCCAGCTACTACTTCTGAGCCACTTATCAATACTATCTTAAATTGGAACATGGTTATTTCTTTTCTACGGTGAAGGGATGTTTCATCATAAAGCAGTCTTCTGGCCAACCCATGTGCCGCTTAAATCCATTGATAAAACTTTGTATATTACTAGCCCCAACAGGGTTGTGACTATGTACACTGCAAGCATTGAGCTTGAGGTTATTCTGCTCTATGTACTTGGCTAACCACTGGGCACAATGCAGGCCCGTTTTCTCTACATAGTTTTCGTACTCCGGAATCTGGTGACCCTTCTCTAACATCTGGTCAAAGTAGTCATCCATGTGTTCCTTGGCCAGGTCATGGTCAAAGGAGATGAGATCAGGTATACCCTCGTTTAGAATATACTGTACAAACTCATCAAAGTTTCTCACTACGTCCCATTCCTGATACCCAGGAATCGTAGCAGTGGGTGTACGAACATCATCCAAATAGAGTGCTTTTTTCATATGGGTAATGGAGTTTCTAATAATTCTATACGTCTTTTAAGTTCCTCGTTTTGTATCTGCAGGTTCCGAATTTGTATCATACACTGTTCAGATACATTAGACAGGCATTTTAATGCGGTGACTATTTCTGGAAAATAAGTGTTTGATCCCTGGCTTACTAATACCTCATTATCTATAAGAACATCAACTTTGATGTTAATACCTGCTGGTAAATATCCGCTGTGGATACCAAGCTTTTGAGTCAGGTTATAATCATATTCATGGTTTATTCCAGCGTCTATACCAATTTTTAGATTATCAGCTAACCAAGCTTTCATTTCATCATGAAGGAAGAACCTGGGTTTCTCCCCCGGCTTGTGGTCCTTCAGTATTTGGTCTATCATTTTCTAGGATTGTGGTTCCTTTAACAGGAGGTTTCAGATAGGGACAATGGAGACAACCGTTTCCACAGCAGTAACCACGTTTAATGTGATAGGCTGCCGTGAAAACTATGCGTCCATTATCTGTATAGTAGTCCTCTTCACTAAGCTTTTTCATATCCAAATGCCAATAGAGAATGTTCAAACGGATTACCCGGAATATTCTGTACCTGCTCCAGCATCTGCTGAGCAATGTGACGGATCTCTACTTGTGCATGTTCATCATTACGGAGCTTCTGAAAATGCATAAAGCTTCTGAAGTTGAACTGTACATCAGCTGTAATCTGAGAGTTATATGTCTTAAAGAACCTGGCGGATTCTTTAGCTCGTTTACGTCCCAGGATTGGGGTAAGCTCTTCTAGACATTTATGGTAAGCTGCATCAGCTGCTTGAGTATGATACTCCAGCTGATTAACCCACTTTTCCAAAACTTTATCGGGTCCTTGTGTTTCATGACCCATACTCCAGTCTACTGGGATATAGAACTTATCTTCTTTAAGCTCTTTATACCTGGCTGATTCTGCGTTTACTGATACACCTACACGGTGTTTGATCAGATGTATATGAGATGCTATATCTGTTGTGACTAAGAAATGCAGGGTGCTTTTCTCAAACGGAGTGTGGTGACCTTCAAACGCCAGCATCTTTAACAGAGCTGGTACACGGTCTTTTTTCTGATCATAGTCTCTACTGGTACTGGTCCACGCAGACATGGCGTGCTCCTTATCTCCTCCGTACCAGCCTAATAATTCTACAGTATTATTCATTGTTGGTTTCTTTTAGTAAGCGTTCACACTCAGCTTTCCACATATTGTGGTCTACCATGATGATAGGTACGTTACATTCATTCACGCTAGCAAATGTTTTCTCTTCATAGTTATCATCCAGGTGCCAAACAAACTCAGTTCCTTTCAGATAGGTATGCTTCCACTGCATGCAGGTAAATCTTACTTTCCAGCGTGGAATACCTAAGTCGTCTATCACTTCCCATAGATCATCTATAGTGGGATTAAGACCATATTTGTGTTTATGGTTTTCATCCCAACGGGTTGTAGTAACCCAGATATCATGTCCTTGAGCCATTAGCTCACGTGCAAAGTCTTGCACCGGTTTTTCTGACAGCGTACCGTCAAAGTCAAAGGATACTTTCATATTAATTAAATAGGGTTTTGAGGATCCAGGACCACAAGTAATAACTTGTTATCATTACAGCTGACCATGTAATGATGAAGGCCCAGTTAAGTTTTTTCATCTAATAGGATTTTTCTGTTACAGTAGTCTATCTTCTCCTGGTCACCTTCTTTAATAGCAGATAACCGGGGTGCTATCTCTTTTTTCAGTATTTCTGAAAACACTCTGCCTCGTTTAGCACAGGCATGTTGTATAACACTTGCTGAAACACCAAGCTTAGCAGCAGCTTTCTTGTAGCTGTCAAATACAGCAATCAGCTGCTGCTTAGTCGGGTCGTAAATCTTAACACAGGTATTGTCTCCAATTTGGTTTACACTAACTATTTTCAACATACGGATAGGGTAGGAATGTAAAATTAGAGAACTTCTGTAAGTTCTACAAATTAATCTATAGTCACATTACTTTCACTTGCCAGCTGGTATAGTTTATCACGTGCTTCTTGTAGAGCATCATGAGCTTCTTGGGTAAGCTTTTCATTATACTTCAGCTGTGCACGCAGGTGCTGGTCTATATTCCAGAGTACATGTTTGTAGTCAGATCCATGTACTGCCATTTCAAAATCCACCTGGTCTTCAGGCAGGTTAAACTCAAGAATTGCTTTCATAGTAGTACTGTCTTATTTTGGCACCCAGTTCCATGTCATTGGGTGTGTCCTCAATCATGTACACCGGAACCATAATACACTCTACAGGAGAGTTCTTAAACTTTTTTTCCAGGCCGTAACAGTTTTTACAGAGCTGTCCGGCTCCTTCCACATAACCAACACGTTGGTCAACATGGGTGGTTTCATCGTACGGAGTTTCAGATCCGCACATAATACAACGGTCTTTCATGTCATTCGGATTCTGTAGTTAAATTAAACTGGTCACCAATAACTCGGATGGTTTTACCAAGCATTTTAGCCAGGTTCTTTACAGCTTCTGGATCAAGTGAGTTAAGCCACTCATCCTGCTTTTCTTCAGGACAGTCTTCAAAACAGGTGGGTTGTCTGCTTTCTTCATCTTCAAACTTGTGGAAGATGTAAATACCACTAAGGCTTCTTCTGTTTACTTTTTCCATTTTGCTTATCTAAGATTTTTGGTTTAGGTAAGTTCCAGTGATACTCACATTTACCGTCTTCTACAGGAGGAGTTGAGAAGTATGTCTGGTATTCTGAAGGAGTGGCCCAGTACCTGTAACAGTTTTCTGCCAGTGGACAGCCAGTCCCTTTGCACATAGTAATATCTGGCATAGTTAGATAGTTAATATGTTACCATATGATGTCAGCCCTTTGTCAAACCGTCCGTCCCATACGCAGGCTGCGTTAGAGAATACAGTGGGCGTCAGGCTGTAGTGAGATACACCTTGGTTAGTATCTACACCATCCATATTGTGGATGTGACCAAAGCATACCAGCTTCAGCTGATCTCTCATTTTCCAGCAGCGTTTCATAAGAGCACTGCAGCCACACATCTCAAGCTTACCGTCACGGTCAAAGCTTAGATCACGTACGCCTTTGGGTGGCCCGTGTACAATCAGTACATCAGTGTCCTCTGGTATAGTATCCCATACACGGTTAATCTTCTCTCTGGCTTTCATAAATGCCCAGTTACCAAATCGTGGCGTGTGAGGTGATCCCCAAAACTTAACACCGTCTATAATGGTAGCTGTATTCTCCAGATATATAATGCCGGCTGCTGCAAAATCACCAGGGGTAACATTACGGAGCTCAATTGAAGTGTCATGGTTACCTGCTACATAGATTTTGTGCTTTACAGGTACATCCTTGTACCAGTCTATAAACGCTCTCACTTCAGGTTCATTCCACATAGTGCTGTAGTAGTTAGAACAGTCCCCACTGTGCACCACTACATCTATATCTTTGAACCTTTCCATAGGAAAGTCTTTATGGAATCCATGAGTGTCGGAAATATGCAAGAGTTTCATTTGTCTTCTAGCTTGTTTATGTTCTGAACTACAGCATCACACAGACTTGTCATCAGATTTTCATAGTCTGTTTGGTCCATGGTTTGTTCAAGACCATACCCTTCAACTATAGATAGCAGGTCTTCTTGGATTTGTTCACGTACTTCTTGAATTGTCATAGTATTAAAATATGTACCGGATACCACTCGGATTAAAGTATTCTGCATACAGGTTGGTAAAGTCCTGTATCATTTGTTTCTTAAGCTGCCACTTGTAACGGATGTTATCTGCAGCATACTGGGAGTCTTTCTTCTCCTGGATGTCTGGACGCCATAACAGATGCCGCACCGGTTGCTCATTACGCTCATGCTGCAGTTGATTATGGGTTAAGAAGATGCATTCTGACCGGGTCTCTATACCGTGAGATTTAATCTCATGAAACAGTTTTCGGTATTCATCCAGCCAACCTGCTGTATAAATGATAGGAGAGAAGTTAATATGAACCTCCATCTGTTCCTGCAGACGAGGGATCTGCTCAATACGTGTACGTATCAGATCTGTGTTTGGTTCCAATACATCAGAGTATTTCTGAGGCATCAGGCTGACACGGATCCGGTGCTTATCTGGTACCAGGCAGTAGCGTTCTGGATAGAACATGCTTGGATACTTAGTGGCAAACGTACTCTTGGCCATAGAATCTTTGTATGAGAAATAGTCAAAGACCTCTTGCCAGTTGTAGTGTTTAGTCATTAATGGAACGTCTGTACTACACCCAATATCTATTACGTAGTACTTCTCATCACACTGGTTAGGTGTTTTAGGCCAGGGTTGCCTGCCTACCCACTCATTGATAGAGTGGAGGATCTCCGTAGTATTTAGATTTATATACACCTTGTCATGGTTGTACCTGCCTACATAGCAGTAGGATTTCATACAGCCACCAAGGCACCCGTAGATGAAGTTGGGACTCACTGCGTCCGAACTTCTTCCATTTTCCCGGGTAATAAGTGTTTTAGTATTCTGAGGAATCATCTTCTTCATTATCTAATATGTTGGCTTGTAAAAGAACTTCTTTGACCATGCCGGCTAAGTCTTCTATACTACCATCATTGGTGATTACATAGTCAAAATCATAATGATCCAGACCCACCTCACTTGGATGATCGTTGGTTGGCTTAACACCCGGTCTGTTAACACGGATGATAATACCACCTGCTTTCTTAATAGCTTCTGCTTCATTCTCAAAGCGGGTGTCTGTAATGATCCAGTCTGGATATACAGGATGACCTGGTAACTGACGTAGATCAAGGTATGATCCGTCTGATAGTACATATGACTGGTCTGTAATAGGTACATACTCACTCATGAGGGCATTCACCCATACGTTAGTGTGTAGTCCTGTGCGGAGACCTTCCGTACCAAGCTTTTGTAAGAAGTCTCGTACACTTGTTTGTTGCATATCAACTACATATTCCATTCTGAATACACCATACGCATTAATTAAATGTGGTATATCAGCTTCAGCTTCTTCTTTGGAACTATACCTTCCTTTTTTAAACATAAGTTTACCATTACTGATAACTGATATAGTCCAGAAATCCCATTCAGGACCTAGATTAGTCTTCTTGAACTCCTGGTCTTCAAATTTTTCCATTGGAATACCGGTGAGCATAGACGCCACCTCTTTTAATTTACCTGCCCACTTCTTGATTTCCCAGTCAGTGGTATCCACAAGCCAGTCTTTATAGCTTGGGTAGTCTTCAATGACATCCTGTAAAGTGACATGTTCTGTCTCTGGTGCGTGTAAGAACTGTATGATCTTACCTACCAAGTCTTTCCCGGAGCCTGCATAACCTGATATTGCTATTAATGCCATATTATTTGAGTTTGGTTTTTACTCGGTTATTAGTTTTACCAGTGTAGCTTACAGACTGCATACAGGAGCCTGCATAGCCGTTAATACCGATTATCATAGTTTATTGATTGTTTATTTCTGGAAAAGGAAGACCGTCTGCCTTCCACGATTCTGCTTCTTGTTTAGTTCTTACAAGTCCTTGAGTGGATTTAATACGTTGTAAGTAACTCCTCTGTATAGTTTTAGCTGCTACAGGTGCACTACTGGTTAAATGATACCCGTTACAAAATTTACATCGGTAGTATCTACATTGTTCTGCTTTCTTTCCTCTGCGTTTATACCGTCTTTTAGTATGAGAGTCATGCATTTTACCTTTAGCCTTCAGTCTGATCATTGCTTCTTTAGCTGCACCTGGTGAGGGAAACCGGGTTTTACCGGTTGCACTGCACTTACTCAGGTTCAGGTCCATACTTATCTATTAAGTGTTTGTCAATGATTTCTGTGACTTCTTCCATGTCCTCTTTCTTCAGAGAGAAGAGCTGCTCCGTTAGTACCATGATGTATACCAGATCCACCTGATCCAGGTTTTTCTTTACAGCAAGTACTTGTTGGCTATCTCCTAACAGGTCACAAACCTGATTGATAGCTGCCCTTGTTTTAGCAAGAGCCTGACCGATTGCATACTTTTGTTTTTGTGATGTAGCTGCTTTGGCATAGTCCAATCTCACTTCTATGCACTTAAGATGTTGCATGAGATTCATGAACAACTCACCAACTGTGTCTCTGTGTAATTCTGCCATAGGATAAGAATTATAGGAGGGGAGTGTTAATCCCCTCCCTGTTGGTTTTATAGAAACATAACCCCGTAGTTACCTACAGGCTCTTCAACTAATTCTGGTTCAGGAACTGTTACCGGTGCCTGTACAGCAGGAGCTGGTACAGACTGAAGCTGTCCAAACTCATCTATAAAGAACCGGTGTAACACTTCATGGTCTTGTAAGAAAGACTGTGGGTGTGATTCCTTAAGAGCTACCGTTACATTGTTGTACATAGCCCATGCACTGTCAGGATCTGCATTGTAATTGAAAGACGGTTTGTCCATCTCACGTTTTACAATGCCCACCTGGGTCAGTGTCAGGATCTCCTGTTCTGCAAAGAGGCGTCCCAGTATGGTGCCTTTTTGTTTGGGAGATAATATGACATTCTTAAGTAGTTCTTTATCCTGTACAAGCGTACTGAAGTATTCCTTTGCACTACCAATCTGGTCTTTGATACTGTTCACTGCTTCATATAGAGCAGATCCTGTGTGCTTACGTACGTAGCTTGCCATGTCTCCACTCACTACACCGTTCATGCATACAAATACATGACCGCCAATAGCACACTTAAACCGCATGCTCTTGTTGTAGGAGTTGCTCCAGGCAAACATCAGTCCCATATCAGGATCGTTACCATAGTCTAAATGATAAACGCCCTGTGCTACCTGTCCGTCAAATGTACACTTGTACAGCTCGTTCTTTACATTGAAGCCTGCTGCTGTTAATTCTTTCCTGGTCTCGTCTATAATGTCCCCATGGGGAATAACTGTATATGTCTTCCCATGCTGGGGAAGAGGTGTTTGTCTGATATGCTCTTCTGTGACAAACGTTGTCTTTACTGGCATATTTTAATGTTTAAAAAAGTGATAACTGTGTAAATGAGTTGGGCTTTACCTTCTCAATACCTTCTATCTGTTTGTAGATCTCTTCCAGGTAGTACGTATAATTAATGTCATAACTATCCGTACTATCCGCTGGGTTTATACGGTTGACTACTGTCTGCAGCCACTGGCCTGATTCCACCTGGATCTCACGTCCGTCTGGATGACACTTAACTATCTTGGCTCCGTTGTTAGATATGTAATACCTTACAATCTTCTGCAGCTTATTGATGGTTAACTCACCCTGGTTGATAAAACGTTCTTCATAGTACCAGCCTCCTTTAGATTTAACACCGGCACAATAGTCCATCATGTCTGTGTTGTCTCTTAAGAAGTCTTCCGGCATAACGCCATTAACAAAGTAGGCGTAGATGGCTTTGGGAATGATCAGGAAGCTTTTGTTCTTATGGAACGTAGCCACCTTCTTTTTGTATAGATCTTCCCACTCAAACGCACCCTTGCACTTAACCTTGTTGTCTTTGTTGATAGCTATGTAGTTGTTTACATCCCGGATGATCATCTTCTTATACTGGTCATGTTCCAGGCTTAGCTGTGTAAGCTTTTCCCATTCTGCACACACCTGCAGATAAGTCTGTTCCGCACTTGCAGGAATCATCATCTCCAGACCATCTGTGTTTTGCATCAGCGGTATACCTTCTGGTATAGCAAGACTTAACATCTCGTATAACATGCTTAGTAACAGCTGACCGTTTACAGTGATCTGCATGGTCATCTTTGGATCGTACAGGAAACTATTTTCATCACCTGTTAAACCGTATGTACTGTTCAGAATAATCTTGTACACGTAGTTCTTAGGATCTGACTTAGGAATCTTCTTACGCTCCTCAAAGAACCATTCATACAGGTCAAGGAACTCTTTCTTCGGCAGATGTTCTGGTGCAAACCCGTTCTTGATAGCCAGGTTGGGATAGAAACTAGTCACGTCTGAAGTCATAATGATCCAGCCGGGTTTAGCTTCATATACGCCTGCAGCCTTAGCTCCGTGGATACCACCCAGTCCGTAGTCAGTCTGTACACCTTTATAAGTGACAGAGTGTTTAAACTTGTCTTTAGTGGATGTAATTACTGTCTTACGGAAAAAGTCTAACACGCCCTGGAATTCAGGCGTCTGGAACTTGACATAATCCAGGATACAGTCACCCAGAACAATATGCGTACGTGGTGTACGAAGTTGTTTCAGGGTGGATTTTTCTATACCCGTCTTCTTTTCCAGGAAATACAGAAACAGCTCCTTGGATATTCTAGGCTCAGAGGCACTATACAGGTCTATACCATACTCTTTGGTTAGCACCTGTCTTAGTTTGATCTGCTCCTTGGAATGCTCCAGGATCTGCTTGGTAGACAGTACGTCATTGAAACAGTACTTAACTACCATGTTGAGTTGGTTACTATCTGTAACCGGCTGGTAGTGAGGATGGGGCATCTCTTCAACGTTCTCCCAGTCCATAGCATACTGAACCCACTTAAGAGAGGAACTCTTGGCTTTGTTATCCCAATGGTTCATCTTAAACAGATCTATCTGGCGGATAGACATCTTGAACGGTGGGTATTCCAGGAACTCTCCTTTGTTCTTTTTGGAGATGACTTCCTGTGCATACTTGTAGAGGTTATCTGCTACATCTGCACCCTGCATTTTCAATAATGCCTGTCTGTGTTTCAGTATGTGTTCTGTGATCTGGGCGTCAAACTCCAGCCCGTTATAGGAAATGTGCCACTGCTTAAGCTGCTTGCAGTCCATTAGAAACTTTACTAACTCCGGCAGGTCATTCTGCTGGTCGTTGACTACAAAAACTTTTCTAATGCTGTCATCTTTGTAATGGATAAAACACGCAACAAACGTGTTGCAGATTGTTTCATAGTCCATTACCCAATGGGTGGCTTGTTGATTGTTCATAGTGGTAGGTTTGTTCAGTTCAGCTGTCCCCCCTTTACAGACTTAAGCCAAAAAAAGGCAGATGTTACTCTGCCCTCTTTGCTTTTATAGGAATTGGATTATACGGGGCTGATTATGTTAGCAACAGGTTCAGCTTTCAGATAATCATCCAGGTTAAAACTGTCTGCATTAACAGCCAGCATGTTAACCACCTGCTTGATTTCATCTGCATTCTCCAGGTAATACTCATAGTATGTCTCCAGAGTTTTGCGTTCTTCTGCATAGTCTTTACCGTTGTCACGCTTACCAACCTTCAGACGCTGTACGTCACCTAGATCGTTAAGCTTGGCCACCATATGCATGCTCTGTTTCTTTTCCTTACCGATCAGGGCAAGTACTTTAGAGTCCAGATCAAATATGGCTTCATTGTATGGACTATCAGGTGTAACTGGTATCATCTTAAAGGTCTTCTTCTGACCCCAGCTGCCAGTAATCAGCATCATTGATTTTGTCATGGGTATTGGTAATTAGGTCTACAAATTTAAAGAACTTTTTTTAAGTTCTCCAAATGTTCTACAGGAATTTTTAGAGTTTCTTTTTCCAGGTCACATGGATCACAGAGTTCACCTACCTCTTTGAGGAGCTGAACATCTACATTTAAGATTCGGGCATAGGTGTCAAAATACTTTTCCGGATAGAGGTAGGACTCCATATACTTGATTTCTGTACTACCTTCTCCGTAGTATTGCCTGATGGCTTTCTTCAGAGGGTTGGTAAACTTTGAATACTTACCCATTATGAAATTGAACCAATCTGCCTGGTATCCAGAGTAGTCAAACAGGTAGATGTTATAATCCTGTATGGTTACTATACTGGAGAATAGTGGATTAGAAAGTAGCATCTGCTGTTCAAAGCTTTTGAAACCTTCTGAATCATCATCTTTAAATGTGCACGCCAGCTTCATATCCTCCGGACCTACCAGCCCGTCAAGGGCTATGTAGGTACCAGAAGGTGAATGATGAGAGGTGCGTTTAATACCTAACGCTGGGTAGAGGAAAGACCGGGACTTTTGAAAATACTTAGTGTAAATGCTATCCATTATGTATTGCTCTTATAGAGCTACAAGTCCCTTTGCAAACGTGTAAGGAAGCTCGTAACTCCGGTGTGTGTAATGCCAATCTGCTATTTCCAGGCTTTCTTTAAACTTGTCAAACCAGGTGTTCAGAGTGGCCTCTGTCACCGGGAAAGCATACGTTTGGAAAGCTTTGTCTATCACCACAAAGTGGAATTTATACGAGTATCCCTCGTTTTCTATAAGGTGTTGATAACTCTTAAGAATCATGCTGGTATACACTACGGCCTGAAGCCAGTAGTTATAGTAGTCTACGGACTCTGAGAAGTCTTTTAGATCTTTGGACGTGGTCTTAACATCGTTGATAAATATGGTCTTCTGATCATGATCTATCACTACGTTGTCAATGAAACCCTTTAGGCCAAATGGTCTGCCGGCTATATCCATTTCCATGTACAGCTCGTGGAAAACTTCCCTGTTATCAAACTCTGTTACGTTTAAACCTAGCAGGTTAACGATCTGCTCGTTGGTCTTAATAAGCTCTACAGCATCTTTACAGAATTTGTAGGTCTCCTCATCTATAAGGGTTTTATCTCCCTTGCTTCTAAGGAAATACCAGTAGACAAATACATCCTGGGTAAGCACCTTATCCAGACGCTGCTGGTCAGTCTTCAGGTTCTGATGGTAGTTCATGTCTTTCATGACATCCAGGATGGCATCCTTGAACTCATCAATCTCTTCCCGGGTGTCACCGCTACGCTTAAGTTCTTTATAGTGGGCAAAGACACGGTCTGCCACTGTACGCAGGTTACCGGTTGGTAAGTTATTAGGGCAGATGACAAAGTTATCATTGAACCTTTCTTCATCCAGCAACAGAGCATGGATCACCTTTCCCTGTACCAGGTGGCTGTCTACTCTTTCTTCTTTCATACCCAGAACATACATCTGGTAAAACACTGCAGGGTTCCATAGTAGTTTATTTAAGCTACTATAGCTGAAGTAGAACTTCTTGCTGTAAAAGTCTTTCTGTAAATGCTCTATACTCTCTTGCATTAATGCTTCTAATTCCATGGGATATTATTTTTGAGGCCAGTAACCATTTTTCCTCATGAACTTGTCAATACGTTCACGGGTTTCTCTACATAAAGTCATTGCTTCTACATATTCCAGGAACTTAACCAGCTCATCTATTTCTATATGACGCTGTTTTAGTTCTTCATACGGGTCATTAAGCACTGGGCTTGTTGCTACTTGATTTTCCATTTTTTTCTGCTTTAGTCTTTTTATCATGACAAGTCTCACATAAGACTTGCAATCCGTCCACTTCACAGAACAGACGTTCTACAAAACCGGGGAGGTCTTGGGCACAATTAAGAGAACCAGCGGGGGTGATATGATCTACGTTAATTAGTTTCTCTGGAAACCAACCATTACATAAGGCACACTGATATTCAAACTTCTGGCGTTTGTTAGATCCTTTATAGGTACGACGTGCTTTCTGTTTACAGAGTGCTATGGGTTTCCACCAACGTGATTTTTGCCTGAGTGCACTACGGAGAAAACTCCAGTAGGCTGATTCAGTCATGGTTCCTGCATTACGAGTCTTGGGTACTCTTGGTTTCTTAGGGGATGTGGTTTTCCTGGGCATATTGTAGATTAAAGATCTACAAATCTACATATTAAATGTAGAACTACTACAAGGTCTATAACTTTTTGTTGATCAGGGGGACCAACCTGTTTCTCACTTCCTTGGCTCCGTAGTCTTTAATGGAGTCTGATGGGTCTTTACTCATGGGAAGGAGCAGCAATTCTACATAGGGGTAGAGCTCTTTATATTTCTCCATGGCTTTTATACCGGCCTCGTCATTATCAAACAACACCAGGATCTTTTCATACTTGGTTTCCCACTCATCCATAAACTCACTCTTGATCACAGAGTTTTCACTGTCCGGAGCTACGTAGTCTATAGAAAGCTTCAGGCTTTTTAGAGACATAATATCCTTTAAAGAGGACGTGATGATCAACCATCTGTGGTCTTTGAGCTGCTCAGATCCCTGGATGTGGTCTTTCACCTTGATGAATTTCTTATCCAGAGTCTTGGGCTGGTAGATCTTGTACAGAGTACCATCTTTCTTAAAATAGCCATAGAGATAGTTACTACGGATGGTCAGCTCATGTGTGGATCCGTCTGGTTCAGTGCGTACCAGAGTGTAATATTCCAGCGGCCTGACGCAGTACTCTTCCAGCAGACGTGACCCAATGTTGAACTGAGTCCAGAAATACTGGTCTGAAGTGTTCCAGGAACGGAATATGTAACGTGATACTCTATACTTACTGGCTTGTTTAAACTGTTGAACATCATAACCTCCATTATTATGCAGGACAAAGTCATTGAACTTCTCCACTACAAGACTGCATGCTTTGTGATAGGAGAGCTGTGTAATTTCCTTTACCAGATCTATAGCAGATCCTCCTTTGCCGGTGGAAAAATCCTTGAACTTGTACGTGTCTTTTCTTACATCGTAATATACACACATAGAAGGTGTCCGTTCCTTAGGGTTGAACAGACTCTTGATCTTTACATCCTGCCCGGTGAGCTTTTCCTTGAGCTTGCAAAAATGTTCAAATATCCAGGGGACAGGTACATCTTTGATTTCATGCACCAGGTTCTTTGTACTAAACATATAATCCGTATTTAAAAAATAAAGGGGGAAGTAGACACAACCCCCGTATTTGATGAATATAAAGAATACCGAGATTACATATCAAAGTCGTCGTTCACCGGCTCAAAGCTGCTAACAGCCTTGGTTTCCAATGCACGGTAGTGGTACTTGTTGTTTTTATCAAACTTATCCAGTTTGTTCTCGTTTACACTACAGAACCTGATCTTAGGCAGAGAAAGCTTTACAATGGTCTTGCCATTATACTCCTCTTCCTTACCGTTCAGGAACCAGTACATATCATGTCCCTTCAGGATGTCAATTGCCTGGGATACCCAGTTCTCCAAACTGTTAGCGGAAATGTTATCTACAGCGTCACGCAGTCCAAGCTCCTGTGCAATCACAATGATTTTGTACATGATCTCGTTCTTAGTGGCATTGGTTTCTGCATGCTGGTCTGTCCAGATGGTTGCTGTAACTCTTGATGACAATCCTTTGAACTTAGGTCCATCTGGATCGTTCTTGTCTATACTCCATCCTTCAAAGTTCTCAAGCTCCGGGCCTTCTAATACCAGCTCCAGAGATTTCTTGTCTCCATTCTTGGATGTTCTAACTTGCCCGCCAAAGATGTGGGCATACACTACGCCTGGTTGAAATGACTTCATCGGTCCATTACCAGCTTTTACTTCTTGTCCTTTTGTACTGAACATAGGGCTTACCTTTTAATGATTAAGTGTTTGAATGATTAATTTTCATAGTCAATGATAGCTTGCCTCACAACCTGGAGATCATTGCTAATCTCAAAGTCAGGGAACATGTCTTTGGGAGACTTACAAGTGTTCTCCCCGTTGTTACGTGTTTCAAACACGTGGCGTATGTTGCCGTCTTTATCTTTCTTCACCTTACCAAATAATACAATAGAGAACAGACCTTCCAGGGTGAGCTTTTCGTCCACCATTTTACCGATGGTCTTAGCTTTAAACTTGCGTTTACCTTCCAGGTCAGTAGACTCTTCTGCATGTGTAAGGAAGAATACCATAAGATCTTCTCTCAGGTCTTTAGGCATGCGTGCAATACGTGCCAGGTGTGCACCGATCTGGGTGAACTTCTCATACCCCTTTTCGTCTACACGGTCAAAGAACTCAAAAGAGCTCATATACTGAAAGTCATCAATGACTAAGTTCTTGATCTCTTTACGTTTCTCAGACACATACTTTACACAAGCCTCAATGTTCTGAGGGGAATTACCATAGTACATATTACCAGTGGGGTTGTCTTTACTCCAGGTAGTGTACTTCTTTTTCCAGCCTTTAAAAGGCAGGGCCTTGTTGGCTACATTAATGATGAATGTTTCTGCCGGATCCAGGTTTTCTATACTAGTAGACTTACCTGCACCGGATTCTGCAATTACGAGGATACCGTTTGCCATAGTTTTTATGGAAGTTTAGTGAGTATTAAATCATTAAGCCAAGGCTTCAGACTTACAGGTTTACCTGTATGAATGGTGATATAGTCCCGGATGGTCATCTCTGCATAGGGAGCATCCAGGTCTATAGGAGCTTGCTGGGCTTGGGGTTTAGAAGTAAAAACAGGCTGCGGTTTAAATTCTGCTGCAGGATTCTTGGCAAAGAGCTTGTCATTGCTAAGTACTGCAGAGTCTTTAGAAATGGCCACTGCTGCTGCGTTAACCATTCTCAACTCCTCAATAGGTACAAGGAATGAACCTTTCTCGTTCATCTCATACTCTTCTTCAAAGTTGTCGTTGCGGGCTATCCTGTAGACTTTCCGGTCATCTTCCAGTGGATCTAGATCTCTGGTGACCAGCTCAAAGAAAAAGCCTTTGTCTTTCTTAAACTCTGAGGAGAAGATACCTACCACTTTACGTCCGTGGCTGTCATAAAAAGGCATCTTCATATTAAAGTCCATGGGGGAGATGCCCAGATCTTGTATCAGTGGCATATGATATGCCCTGATCTGATCCAGCTTCATCTTCTTCCACTCTTTAGGATTAGCGTACCTGTCTATAGTCTGTTCTGGGAACATGTTTGCTTGGGACATTGTACGTGATTTTTAAAGTTCGTCTCCTATGTCAGCAGATATAGGTCTGCGGGTGTTTCCACCACCGCCACTGTTAGCTGCTGCTGTCTGATTAAAAGGCACATAGCCGGAGCCACCCTGTGCTGTTTGTGGTGCTACAGTCTCTATCATTCTACCCCTGTTAAATTCTGCATTGAAGAACAGTACACTGTCATCATTGCCACCATTACGGGCTTTAAGAATGTGTAGAAAGATCTGGTTCTTGTTAGTGATCCATTTCTTGGGACCGTAGATGTTGATGTTGGCGTTATAAGGACGGTTCACTGCTGCTACCATGTCTGAAGATTGCATCAGGGCGTCACCACCAAAGATGTCAGATGATGTAGGAAAGTTTGCCACCTGCCCCGGATGGGTACGTGAAGCTTCTTCCATAGTACGGTTCATCTGTGTGATCATCAGAATAATAATAGGCAGTTCATTCTTTAGCTGCATCAGCATCTCTGCTGTGTTGTAAAGAACATCAAACTTGTCCTTTTCACCGGCACCCTTCTTGATCAACCACGAGTGATCAATAGTGACTACCATGGGCTTGGCACCCATTGCTTCATAATAATACCTGATGGCTTTTTCTATGTCTGAAACAACCAAGGGTTTCTTGATCAGCATACGCTGAACACCTTGTTTTTCCAGAGCAATGGTTTCCTGCAGGTATTTCTGCATTTCTTTATAAGAGAAGTCATCTAGCTGCTTGTAAGAGCTGAGCACCTGGTTGTAATCCAGTGCCACCTCTGCCGCAAACTGACGTGCTGCATACTGCTTGTCACCCATCTCAAACTGGAACTCCAGGATGGAAAAATCCTGATCCGGATTGTGTATACGTGACTCCCTCAGTATCTGGGAAACTATCATGGTCTTACCTGACCCTGGTCTGGCTCCTATCGTTAGCATAGAACCCCATTCCAGACCACCAATACCCGCAAAGTTCAGTCCGGTCCAGGGAGTCTTAAAAGACTTTATCCTTCCTGTTCTGCGGTCTTCTATATATCGGAGGCCTTCTTGAAGCACCTCGGACATGTTTTTAGCACCAAATGGGTTCTGTTGTGGATTCATCTCGTCTGTAGTTATAGACCTTAGCTAGTCATCTAAGTTTCATTTTGCGGGTTGTAAATATATAGAACTTCATAGAGACTACCAAGAAAAGTTCTATAATTAGATATTTCCAAAAGGGTAGTTCTACAATAAGCTTATCTATTACTATCCAGTTGAGAACGGTGAACACTGCACTGATTGCTAACCGGTGCAGCAGCTTTTCTTTTTCACTCATGTTATTGTGTTATAAATACTTCCCGGTGTATGATATCCGGATCCTCTTTTAGGAGCTGGCAGTAATCCGCCAGGACAGACTTAGTCACCTTGGTACGTGGATCCGTCTTCTGTATGAAGTAGGAGCTGGTAGCCATAAACTTAAAGTTGTCCTTGCTCTTAAGGAACTTGTAGTAGTTGGTAGCTTCGTGTATCAGCGGCCAGTCAAAGTCAGGATAGGCTTTAAAGAACCATACAAACTTATGCTTGAGTTCTTCTATGCTTTGCCTGGCTATTTCTCCATGCGGCAGAAAGCCAGCAGGGAATATTTCTCTATAGATCCTGATGTTATCAAGAAACCCATCACCTAAAACATCTGTAGTCACTTTCTTCTTAGTCTTAACCAGGTAGGTTTCAAACTCTTCCAGGACTACTATAGCCTCCGGAGTGAGAATACCATTTTCATCAATCAATCCACGGGCCTGAGCTATAGCTTTTTCCCCTTCTGCATTGATGATGTTTGTAGGTTTAATCCTGTTACGGCAACAATCAAGGAAGTACAGCTGGTTGGGGCTGATATTCCACTTGATTAAGTTGATCCAGATTTGATGACTCATGTTTGGTTTTTATATAGTGAAGGATTTGGCTGTACTTCTGCTTAAAGGCAGTGTCAGTTTCTACAAGGTTTTTAAACTGTTCAATGTTGTGTATAACGGTGGTATGATCTCTTCCACCCATGAATTTCCCTATGGAAACCAGGGTGTATTTCATAGACCGGGCTATATAAGAGAAGATCATTCTCAACTCTACCAGTTCTCTCTTACGGCACTTACCAAACATTTTAGGTTTAAACCCACGTTCATTAGCCGGGACAAAGTGTTCCAGGTGGTAGGCTAGCTCCGTTAAAGAAATAAGCTGCATAGAGTGGTCTTCGTCAATGTGCACCTTGGTGATCACTACGGGTTCATACCCCATTTTCTCCAGGAACTTTTCTTTAAACTCTTCTATCAGCTTTCTTTCCAGGTTGGCTGCATAGGTTTCCAATGATGTCATACTCTCTAAGTTTTCAGTCTACAAAATTAGTTAAAGTCTACAATATTTTGTATATTATATTGTAGAGTGTATTAAAGATCTACACTCCAATTATTTATCTATAATTAATTTGCCATGGCTAAGAAGTTTTACGCACAGAAAGATGCTTTGGGTTTTCCTATACCAGGTACTATGATGAGTGCCTCTAAGGTGCCTTCAGTTTCTGTAGAAATCCCTGCTACTACACATGCAGGAGCTGCTCAATCACACCCAGGGGGTCTCCGCTACTTTGTTCGTAAAGACAAGAAAGGAAACATTATTCCTAACAGTTTGATTATCAGCTTAAAACAACCACAAGGAGACGTAATAGAATTCAAATTACCTGCGTAAATCTTTTGTGACCATGACTAACTCTACTGTGGATAAGATAAAGCTGTGGGTGTTTGCCCCGTTGACAGCTGCCCTAGTATGGTTTATAGCAGATACTCTTCAGAGCATCAGAAAAGACCTGGAGATGGTAAAAGCAGACGTAAAGGTGCTGCTGACCCAGTCCAGTTCAGACAAGATCAGGATTGACAACCTGCAAAAGGAAGTGGACTTTCTAAGAGAAAGGATGCTTAATCAGAACGTGCCGCCTAGTAAGCCTACAGACGCTCCGTCTTTTACTAAGGTGGTGGCTATACGTCCTGAAGATCAAAAATCCGTCATTCGTAAACAATCACCCTATAAATCTGCCGTATGAAACTTTGTAATGTTTACAAATCTGTTAAGACTACAATTATTGGTGTCGTTATTTCCGTAGCTGCCGTAGCCAGTGTATTTCTTGCCGAGGGTATGACCTGGTGGGATGCTTCCATTGGTGTAGCTATTGGCCTAGCTCTCATTTTCTCTCCTGACACACTGATCAGCCGTTTATCCAACCTATTTAGTAAAAACAAAACTGCTCCAGATGCAATTGAAGAGCCTGCAGAAAAACCTGCCGTACCTGATTATCCTGATTTTGTTGATCCTATTGAGTTTCCAGAGGTGTCAAAAACCCGCAGACAGTCAGCCCCAAAAGCCACAAATAAAGGTGGAAAGGGACACAGTGGTAGTGGTAAAAAAGGACACAATAAAAAGCAAGCCTAAGCTTATTCGTTCTGAACCGGATACATTGTTTTTATCCGACAGTGTTATGTTTATTCCGCCAGAACTGTTAGCTCAGCTCCGGGATTATCACACTAAAAAGATATACACTGATTCTATAGCCCTGGATAGCCTGGGCTATGTCCGTATTACAGACACTGTGTATAAGAATAAACTAGAAGGACATGATGTACAGTATTCCGTGTCTATTCCTAAAGTTACAGAGACCATCACTATAACAAACCCGGCCAAACCAGTTCGTCAGATATACATTGGCGGTACGCTGTTGGGTAATCAGACCATGCCGCTCAGAGGTGCCACTGCTAACATTCTGTACAAAGATCGTAAAGACCGTGTATTTGGTGTCAGTGCTGGTATAAATGAGGGTCATATCATATACGGTGTATCATCCTACTGGAAGATCTCCTTTAGAAAATAAACTAACAATCCATTCCTATGAAACTATCTAGAGCCTATCAATGGCTTGCCCAGGAAGACGGGCCCCGTCACCTGTTAAAAGCAGTAGAACTTTTTGGTGTAGCGGAAACAGTTGGTTCTAAACACAACCCTGTCATTATGGGTTGGGCTAAAGAGCTGGGACTTGAGAAAGTCTATACAGCAGATGAGATACCTTGGTGTGGGTTATTCACTGCTGTCTGCATACACCGTGCTGGACGTCCAGTGGTGGATAAGCCTTTATGGGCGTTATCCTGGTCCAATTGGGGCGTTAAAGTGGATAAGCCTATGTTAGGAGACATCCTCACATTTAAACGTAACGGAGGCGGCCACGTTGGCTTCTACGTTGGAGAGGATAGTTCAGCATACCATGTACTAGGAGGTAACCAGGGTAACCAGGTATCTGTAGTTAGAATAGCTAAGTCTCGTTTGCATGCTGCCCGCAGACCTCAGTATAATTCTCAACCTAAAAATATCCGTGTCGTTGCCCTGGCTGGTAACGGTGCATTATCCACTAATGAAGCTTAATCATCATGGCTAAAGTAAAATCAGCTGATGCACGCAAAGTAACATTTGGTAAACGTAAGAAAGGCAAAGCTGCCAAGTCTCGTGGACCAAAACAGAAAGCTGTCTCTAAGTATAGAGGACAGGGTCGTTAATTCAACTAAACCCCTATGGAAAGTGACCGTGAAAAAACTACACAACTTAAAAGATCTGTCTCTTATGCTGGCAATGTTTTTTCTGCCGCTGGGATACGACGTTCTATTAGCATGGCTTATGGAGATTACCGGAGGCTATTGGCCTGCAGTCCGGATCTTCTATTGTATATCCGGATTATTCTGGCTAGCTTATTTCTGCCTTGGTAAGGTGATCAGAAAATTAGAAAAAGGGGAGTAGATGCTCCCCTTTTTTAATGCTTGTGTAGTTCTAACTTCACTTTTCCTCCGGCTATTGTGATAACCGGGCTTTCTAACATTCTTAAGATGTCTTGTAAAGACTCTCTCACTCTCATTCCGCTTTCACGGTTGGTATATTGTATCTGAGTATAACCATCTTCAGTGTGCATAGTACTGATTTGGTCATGTCTTATATAGACTTTTACATCATTATCATCTTTAGTGATGGCTGTCAGCAGTAAATAAGCTTGTTTCATTGGATTTAGTTTAGTACCCATTTAAGGAGCGTGATCTTATCTTGAACCTCTTCTCTGAGATTGAAGTAGTAATCCATCTCAGATGTATTGGCCAGAGGACCAAACGTAGCCAGGTTCCTCTGGTATTTTTCTACCTTCTCATTATAGATGGCAGTAAAGTTGGCATATTCATGCTCCAGGATAGCCAGCTCTCTTTGAATTTCTAACTCAGTTCTCATAGTTTGTAATAAAAAAAGGGAGCTTGTCAGGCTCCCTTGTGTTATTTAATCCGCCAGACTCGTCTATTACCATCCACCTGCATCCTGGTAGTAAGTGTAAATCCTGGTTTCATTTTAGCATACTGTTTAGCAGCATAGTGTAATGTATTAGGATTTTTACATATAGGATCAGATTTTGGTATCAGGAAACTGTCACCAGGTTTCATTAGATCAAATGGAAATTTGTTGACCATACTGTGATTTCTTACACCGTGTATTGCAACATTGTGTTCCACTGTGTAGGCAAATGTTTTAGTCTTGTCAACAACAGGTGTGTCTTTAGTACGTGTAGTAGGTTTTTTCTTAACGATTGTTTTCATATTTATATATTTCTACAAAAGTTGTGAATTCCACTACACTCAACAAACTTGGATTTTAGCAGCGTTACCTAGTTACTAATCAGTTACTAGTGTATTGCACGTCCAGTTAAGTCTACGTTTTTAACAGATTTTCCGTCAAATACTATACACTGGTTGTGTTCCATATATCGTTGATCAAACCCGTTGAATCTTGCTCCTTCTACACCTATAAAGAAGGCTTTGTCTGAGTAACGGTGGCAGCTGTCTTCTGCATCAGTGATAACAAGGGCATTGTTACCTACGTGTTCTATCATATTAACAGCATTGTCAATCGTAGTACCACCACCACAGTCTATCATGGCAATAGATATCAGATCATTACGGTGCTTCTTTACACGGGTGTCAAACAGGTATACATCATTAAGCATGTCCATCTGTTTGAGCTTAGCAATCATAGACTTAGCAAAGTCCATCTTGCTAATCTGATCACCCTGGGTGTTTCTAACACCACAGCTGGAAGACATGGATCCTGATATATCTACATAGACATCTATCTTACCCACATACTTGTGTTCTTTGATCATGATGTCTTCTATGAAAAGCTTTCTCAGCTTTGGATGCAGCAGTTCATAGTCATCTAACCCGGATACATCCTGGGAATTTAGGAAGTCATCATAGATCACCTCTTTACGGGCAGAGAAATAGGCAGCACTCTTATCAAGGAGCTTCTGTAGTTTCTCTTTCAGTGAGCCCAGGGAAATCTTGATGTTTTCCAGTCTTGCTGCTATCTGACGGAAATACTCCGGAGAGAAGTTACCAGCCTGACCATTGCTTGATCCTCTATTAGCTTCTTCAAACATCTTTTCCTGTACATCCTGGTCAAGGTTTTCATCCACCATTTTACAGGTGTCTTGTGCATCCTGCATAGCTTTTTCCAGCATGTTCTTACTCAGCTGATTGTTCATCATCTGATCCATAGCTTTATCTACGTCATCATTATTGAACTCTGAGTCAGGACCACCTTCCAGGCCGTTCTGCATTTGCTGATGTGCATCCGGATCTACATATTCCATCATGGTCATCTGCATCATGTAATAGAGCATCATCTGCTTGGTGAAGATGGCACTCTTCAGGTTGGATCCTTCAGACATGATCTTACCAACAGGGTTGTTTGCTTTCTCCAGGAACTTATACCTTGTACGGTTAGCATCCGTACGGTCTTCAAACTCCAGCTTATCAATCTTATGGTAGTACATCTTGTGGATGTCATACTTCAGATGCTTAGGAAACTTTTCATAGTTCTCTATAAGCTTTTGGTGGAATGCCTGGATGTTTGGTTTCTTATCCTCATCCAGCTTACCATAAGCTGCACTGCGGGCAAACCTGTCATAGTATTCCTTTACAGCCTGTGTGCTTTTAATATCCTTTTCTACTATGCTGGCAATCTTGCTCTCATCTATATAGTGTACGTACGGCTTGATAAGGTCGGCCTTCTTATAGAAGTTTAGTTTACCGAACAGCCCGTCCTTGTCTTTATAGTAGTTTTCAGATGATATCTCACCCTTCTTTACTTTTTCAAGAATCGTATATACGTTCTTGTATTGTTTGCTTTTATTAGCCATGTCAAAATTTGTTTAGCAGATCATATAGTTCCTGTAAGGACCCCGGCTTGTACACCGGGGTTCCCTCAGGAGTATAATGATCTGGTCTTAGAAAGGGCTTGAAGAAACTGTAGCTTCTGCTTCTTCCATCATGTTATCAAACTCCTCTGCAGACTGGTAGTCTTTACGGGCAGGGTGTGTGCTCATGATGTACTGCATAGAGATCTCAATCTCTTCCACCTGTCCTTCGTCCATGATACCACGGGAAGTGTAGGTGTTGATCAGACTTTCAATCTCAGCCACAGCCAGTTCCAATTGTTCATTGGTAGTGTAGCTGTGAAGCATTTCCACCTTAGACATTACAGCCTTAACCTCTGGAGACATCAGCTTGTTCTGAAGCTCAGAACCTGCTGTCTGGGAGATCATGATCTGGGCAGTCTTTACAAGGGCTTTATCTATTGAGATGTCCCAGATGTAACTCACTGCTTTAGTGAGCGTAGGTACGAATGTTAACGTACGGTCAGAACTGTGCTGGTAACCCACCTCAAGATATTTCTCCAGTTTGTTAGCTGGCACTTCTAAAGTCTGCATTTCTGCTTTATTAGGAACAGAAATCTTGAATGTCTCTTTGTAATCACGTGCACCCTTGTTGTAATATTTCACCAACTCACCTGCAGATACACGGTTTACAGTGTGCTTCAGCATGAAACGGTCCCAGAAAGGTGAACCCACCTCTTCTTTAGGAATCTCATTACATGTAGCTACAAACAGCTTCCACTTACATGGGATCTTGTGCTTACCGTTGAACAAGAACTTCTCGTTCATTACACCCAACATGGCGTTACGGATAGCAGAGCTAGCCTTATCCACCTCGTTGATAATTACAATCTCAGCTTCTGCAATAGGTGCAGCAAGCTCGTATTTATTCTCAGTGAAGAGCTTACCTAAATCTGGCATACCCTTAATTTCTGAGGCTTTAGTTCCTTCGTCAGTCTCCAGGATGTAGATCTTGTTGGCAAAGTCTTGGGCAGTCATTTTACCGTCTCTGTTTAACCACGCTTTTGCGTATTCTATAACAGTTTTAGTTTTAGCTACACCAGGTTGACCCACCAATAATAACGGTAAGCCTGTTGACTCTGCCAGAGCCATCATTTTAAATACTTCCTCCTTATTGATCAAAGAGGTTTCAATAGTACGTACTTCCTGGGCCTTCTTAGAAATGGATTTTACTCTTGTCTGTGACATGTTGTTTAAATTAATCTGTGTTTGACTTGCCGACTGTGCGGGTGCTACTATATTTGGTTGTGGTTGATTATATAACTGGGCTTTTGTTACCCATTGGGTATATTTTACCCAGCGTTGTACGCCATTACTGTTAGCTTGTACTTCCCACCAACCACCATCATTGCCTCGTCTGATAGTACCAACAGGAAATGCTGTGGCACTATCAGAGGGAGAGGGTCTGTTTGCTCTATTGTTACTCATGTTAGAGGCTTGCAAAGGCTGAGAAGGAATCTGTATCCACTGCTGCAAGCTCGTCACCCACATGTAGAGTTCCCCCATCCATAGGACTTTCTGCCCCGGTAACGGTGGGTTCTTTGGTTTCGGTGGTAGGTGTTGCTGCTGCATCTTTAGTGTCATCTACGATTACAAATATTCTTGCTGTAGTTTCCAGATCTTTAAGAAGTGGATGTTTACGAATAGCTGCAATTTGTACATCAGACGCCTGATACTTTTCCTGGATGGATCCGAAACCCAGATCGTCCTTCTTAAGCCATGTGTAGCCACCATCTAATAACTCTTTGATAGCTGTTACACCCAGCTGTACTTTTTCAACTGCCATAATTGTGATTTTAAAAGTTTGAATGATTATTAATTCTTTACCAACTAGATGAGTAGATAAAGTCTACATCATAATTGTCTTCTGGGATTTCTGCCAGAACAGGTTCCAGCTGATTGATTGTATCGTCAATATCATCCAGGTACCACTGGTCATACCCGGTGCCGCCAAAGAAGAATCCTTCTGTAGTGGGCAGCAGCTCTTTACAGAGGTTGTTGTTCAAGATGACATGGCCCCTTTCCATATTAGGTATCCATACACCATCTTTAAATGTTCTTCCGTTTTCTATATCTGTTTCCATAGTGACAGCTTCTGCCTTGATTCTTTTACAGATGTCAAGCAGTTCTTGTAGCTGTTCTCTGGATACTCTTGCATCCCTGCAGTCATCTTCACCATCCTGGCAGTTGTCTACAAACCATTTGTGTATCTGGTTTGCTTTACGCCAGTAGGCTACATGTTCAGAGATGTAGTCAACCCGTGTTGGGTCAATAGCTATCTTACCATTTTTTGTCTCAACGTCTATATGGCACTTTACACCACGATGTGCATAGTGGGCACCTATGTATGTGCGTTTACTTAGGTATTGATCTAGTCCCATTACCAATTGATTTTAAAATCTGGTCCGTTATTTTGTTCTATAATCTGGTTAGCTTTATTGAACATGTCATTACAGTCCCATTCTACACCACTGTATCCAGCTGATGCCGGGTGGGATGCTTTGATGATGTAATGACTGGGTGAGATGGAACTTTCCAGTTCCTGGGCTTTAGCTCCCAGTAGGCAAAAGATTAGTCCGGAGTTAGTAAGACTTAACATGTCTATTACATACATGATGAAGTCTTGCCAAATCCCGTAGTGAGAGCCCACCTTATCTACCTGGCAGGTTAACGCCCGGTTTAGTAATAAGACGCCTTGGTTAGCCCAGCGGGTAAGATCAGGACCGTGTTCTATCTGAAAGGGGGCATCTTTATACACGGTGCTATCCAGTGCAGTGAAGATGTGTTTCAGACTAGGCTGAGGTTTACCTGTGTTACCGCAGGAGAATGCCAGACCGTCTGCCACACCAAAGTGAGGATAGGGATCCTGGCCTACAATGACCATTTTTAAGTTGTCTACAGGACATTCTTCAAAAGCCCGGAATACCTGCTTTAAAGGAGGTGTAAACCGTTTACCGTCCTGGCGTAGGTCATACAACGTGTGCAGGATTTTATCAAAGTCAGAGCTATATATAAAGCTCTTTAGCTTTACAGCCCAGCCAGATGGCTTGAGCCTGTTTATAAGTTTTAGTTTTATTTCCTCAAGGTCTACAGTTTGCGTCATAAAGTTCTATATTTGTATAAATTATACAATATGTCCACTGTTAAAATGATTAAGAATGACGCCATAGTTCCTATAGAACTAGGTGCCGGTTTCATTCAAAAGCTCCAGGGTATTATGTTTTCTCTTGTAGAAGACAAAACCCAGGAAGAGATTGAACTTTTTAAGACCCTATCTGAAAAGGGTGAAGAGATGCCGGAGCCATGGATGGAACACGTCCAAACATTATATGCTCTACTGGCAGCCGTTCAGGAGTCTGCAGAGAAAAATGGACTGGTGTTTGATAAGTCTGTTGATGACATATCTACGCCAGCAGAAAATTAACTTCTTCTCCAATTTCTATAGCAGCTTGTATAGCCAGGGATAGTTCTTCTTTAGAACATTCACCAAAGCTTTTGGCCAGGAAATATTCTTTACCAGCTACTTCCCGGGCTATACACAAGCCAGCTCTGTCCTTTACAAGGATCTTCATGTTTTCTACGGTCTCACCAATATGACTAGCCAGCTGTCGTATCATTACGTGCAGTTTAGCCAGTTGTGGGAGTGTACCGTCATCATGTTGTATCTCATAAAAACATTCTACTATAGCTCCTTCAGGTATGTGGGATACAAATGCCTCTTGCTGTTTAGACTGGGCATTGCTAAAAGGTTTCAATACACCATTGTTCTTGATGTACTTACCTGTAAAGTGTTGTGTCATGGGATTGGATATTAACATCGTGATACTTAATCTTAGCCTGATCTAGATCCTTCAGGGCTTCTGTTACCCAACGTTCATCTGCAGTGTCTCTATAACAGAGTATATGTACAATAGCAGTTTCTGTGGGGTTAAGTCTTAACAGTCTACCGATACGCTGGTTACTCTTACGCTCGTTGCCATATGCATGCATGATGATGCCGGCCCTGAGGTTTGGAATATTAACACCCTCGTTCAGCTGAGCTACACAAGAGAGCTCGTCTATCTCACCGTCCTTAAACTTCTGCAGGTTTTCATCTGCATCCGGATTCTCTGAGTGCACACTGTGTTTACAGATACGATCTGCCTGGGCCTGCGTATTACAGAATACAATACACTTGTCTTCAATCTCAGCTAAGAGCTGTTTAGTGTATGTTTCTTTGGTACGGAAGTCCATCATCACCCGCATTCTCATTACAGCAGCAATCTGTTCCTGCTTTTTACTCTGGGCCTCCATAAGGCGTTTGCTCCAGTAGTCATAAGATTTCTTCTCGGATGTATAGAATGTCTGGCCGTTCTTACTTTTTACAGGAAGAATGTTTCTATCAGACAAAGGCATCCGGTGCACTATGATTCTATAGTCATTCAGTATGGCATCTTCTACAGCATCATCCGTTATGTATGTATACTGTATAGGGCAATACTTAAAAACCATTTCACCTTTCTCAGATTTTGCATACCTGGGAGGAGTGCCGGTTAGTCCCAATATTCTCCCTGTGTACGGTGCCAGGAAAATATCATGAGTGTATAATAAACTATGACACTCATCCAGTACAACTAAATCATAGCTGTGTGGATTATACTTATGTAAGGACAGATAGGTGGTAAAATCTATATTGTCCAGGCTGATGCCGAACTTTTCTGCATCTGAACGCCAGCTGTCAAAGATGGAAAGCTTAGGTGCTACAACGAGCACCCTTAGCTTTCTCATGTTTTTCTCTTGAAAGTGATCTACATATTTCAGTCCTATGAGAGTCTTTCCGACCCCCAT